AATCCTGACGGCTGCAACGGAATCCTCGTCCGACCCGTCGGGCGGGGTTGTTCAAGATTAAATTAGAACATGCTGTATTACCTAGTCCCGAACAAATAGAATTTGCTATTGAAGGTCTTCGAAATTCCTTCAATTCGTGGTTTAAAAGTGATAGTCATTGGGGCTGCTTTCACCTCAGTGAAGAACGTGATTGTGATACCTGCGATAGTATCCAACCAGATAAATGTACATGGTCTCCGCAATTTATAGTCGGTAAAGAAGATATGGCACTTATGCAACGTCTATCTTCATATGGCTCCGATCATCGCAAATTTATGCGTATGCTTCCGGTATGCATCAGAATTACAGCACCACTTTATTGGTGGAAAGAAGCAGACACATATTCCGTAGGCACTTCAAAGAATAGTTGTAGCACCATGCATCGAATTGATGCCAAAGAATTTACATTAGATGATTTCTCAGCAGAGCATCTTATTGACTTTGAAAGTGCTGAAACTGATTTCCCAATATTTCACGGGGCGGAGCATTCACCAATCGACCTGTTGAATCAGACAATCCGTATACTTAATTTTTACAGGCAAAAATATCTTGCTACCAAGGAAAAGAAGTATTGGTGGCAACTAATTCAACTGCTGCCTGATTCTTATAACCAGACTAGAAATGTAACGCTTAACTACGAAGTCCTTGCAAACATCTATAAAGCACGCCGTAACCATAAACTGGACGAATGGCGAGATTTTTGCAACTGGATTGAAACATTGCCGTATAGTGATCTTATCACTGGAAAGGAAACAAAATGACATTTAATGAATATCAGCGCGGTGTAATGAGAACCGCATCAGACGTAACAAAAGCAACAAAGGAAAACATGCTTATGAATGGTATCCTCGGTACTGCAGGTGAAGCAGGTGAGCTTGTTGATCTTCTCAAAAAGCAGATTTTTCAGGGGCATCCGTTCGATAGAGAACATCTTATCAAGGAATGTGGCGACGTGCTGTATTATCTGGCACTTACTGCTGAGGCACTTGATACCACTCTTGAGAATATTGCAATCAAAAACAACAAGAAACTTTGGGAACGCTATCCTGATGGCTTCAAAGCTGAAAATTCACTCCATAGAAAGGAAGGGGATATTTAATGTTTGTTCTTATTCTCCGTGTTCTGGCATCTCTTTTCAACATCTTTATGCTGACTAGCATTATAGGATGGCTTAATGAGAAAAGATCCAGAGAACGACTTGCCAGTGCTGTAGTACTTTCCACGTTCTTTATCATGAATCTTGTCTTGACAGCCAGTGGTCTGTGAGGATAAGATCACGCTGGGGTTATCGCCAAATGGTAAGGCACAGGATTTTGATTCCTGCACTGTTGGTTCGAGTCCAACTAGCCCTGTTGTGCCATTAGCTCAGCTGGAAGAGCACTTGACTTTTAATCAAGGCGTCGTGGGTTCGAGTCCCATATGGCACATACGGACCTTTAGCTCAATAGGTTAGGGCAGCTGCCTCATAAGCAGCCGGGTCTGGGTTCAAGTCCCAGAGGGTCCATATGCAGTTTGTAAACGATGTGGTTTTTTCTTTCTTTGTGAAATCCCTTTCTCTTTTCCCACAAAGTAGCAACTGCAACTCCCCGTGAGAATCAACCTGCGGACAAGTCAGCCGCAACCGTATAGGCGGTATTTGGGTAGATGCGCAGAATTGGTATTGCAGCAGACTGTAAATCTGTCATCTTCGGATATGTAGGTTCGAGTCCTACTCTACCCACTTTTGCCGCGATGCCACAATGGTACTGGGCCGATCTTGAAAATCGGTGATCTGTAACAGGACTGAGGGTTCGAATCCTTCTCGCGGCGCTCCAGTTGCCTAGGGTAGCTCCCGAAAAGCAGAACCTGTGACTGCCTGGCAACTGATTTGTAATCACAGGAATACATTATCGCACAGGAGGTAATAATTATGAATTTGAATAGTTTATTTGAAGATGAATATCTTTTGTATGTTGACAAAGATTTAATCAAAAAATTGAATCTACATGCAGCCATTACACTTGCAGGCTTAAAAAAATGTGCTGAAAAAGAAGATACAAATATCTTTGATGAGAATGGAATCTTTAATGAAAAACATCTCCAGCAAAAATACCTCTCGTTTTTTTCACTAAAAACAATACATAGAAGCATAAAATTTTTAAAGTCTCACGGATATTTAAGCCAAAAACAAATGCCTTCTGAGAAAATAAAGGATTCGATGCTTAAAGCAAAAGCAAATCCAAAATATATTTGTGAATGGTGTAACTGCGGTTGCAATGTATTAAACGAGCATCACTACCCTGTTCCCAAAAGCAAGGGCGGCACAAAAACTGTAAAAATATGTCCGAATTGCCACTATGAATTTCATTCTATGGAGAAAAATATTTTCCTTAGCTCGGAGGTGGCAAGTGAACTATAAAGAATTGCTTATAAACAAAGATAAAGTTGTTATGACAAGTGTTGATCTGGCGGTTATAATTGGTGATTGTGAAGAAGCCATAGTGCTTAACCAAATCAGTTATTGGTTAGAAAAATACAAAGAAGTCAACCATAATCTGAAAGACGGGAGATACTGGGTATATAATTCATACCAGAAATGGCACGAAGACAACTTCCCATTTTGGAATCCATCTAAGATTAAACGCATCTTCCGTTCCTTGGAAAATAAAGGCTTGCTTATCTCTGCAAACTACAACTCGGCAGTATTTGACAAAACAAAATGGTATACAATTGATTATGATAAGCTGCAGAGCATGACAGACAATTATGAAAGCAAAAAGAAGTCTCAGAAAGCTATTAAAGGCGTGTTGGTTAAAGATGAGCCATCGTTGGTCAAAAATGACCAATCGTTGCCTGCTAGTGACCAACCAATACCAGAGAATACTACCAGAGAATACAATACAGAAAATACTGTTAAAGAACATGCTCTATTATCAACTAAAGTTGACAATAGAGATAAATACATGGTTTCGCGCACTAAAAGTGCTCAAAACTCAGGTGGCAAGCCACAAAAGAAAGAACCTACTGTTGATCCAGATGATTTTATCAAATCTAAGGAGTCAGTTCTTAAAGATGAGCTTCACAGACTGTATTCAAACAATCCTAGAAACATCTTTACTACAGAGCAACAGGAAAATGACTGGGTTGACAAGGAATATAACAGCCTGACTGCTATTATTTTTGAGTTTAACCACCAATACAAAGCATCTACGGGCTTTGACGCTAAGAATCTATCAGATGAGAGCCTTAAACGAGTTACACGGAGCTACATCAAGTCTCCAGAATCCTTGAAGGATGACTATGATGACCTTGAAAGTAACAAGGTTCTGATTGAAGAATATCTAAAAACTGATTACGGCAGCAAACATGGAGTGATTGTAAAGAGTTTATCACACTACATGTCTGGCAGCATTCGAGAAATGCTGTTCTATAAACACTTGTTCTAACTTGCCAACGCACATTTGCTAGCTATATACACGTACATTATGCTAGCTATATATATGTACGTTGATACAAGTATACACGTACACTAGGAGGTGCAAATGCAGAACATAGAAGTCAACTTTGGGGTTCGTCCATGTATTGTAACTCAAAATGGCGAAGAAAAGAAAGCGTTATTCCATATGTGGAATAATTTCGCAAAGCCTGTTGCAGCAGATGTGTATGCTGGCGGTTGTCCAGAGGGACAAATTAGCATAGTATTTGGCATCGTGGAATACGAGGATGGCAGCGTGGATGAAGTGCGCCCAGCCCAGATTCGATTTGTTGACAATAAAATCAAAGGCTATGCTTTTGAGGAGGACTGATTCATGGTGAAATATAGACCACACAGAGGCGGTTTGAATGATGCAATGGCAGAAATGAGAATCTTTGATTCTGTCGAAGATATGTTCCGCTACATTGTCGAAGACTGGAAAGCATATGGAAATCCATTCGATATCGGAGATTTAACCATAACGTGTGATGAAGGAAAAGATGAGCGCATTAACTGGAAGGAAGGCAGATATGTCTGTACTAGGCGAATGCGAGAAAAGATTTTTGACACGCCGCAGTGTATTGGAATGTGTTCGATTGAATTGTAGAAAGGAGATAATAACATGATGATTGCAAATAAAGTAAATGTAATGGGACAGGAATACCAAATTGTAAAAGTAAGCCGTGACCAGTATAAGCAATGCAATATCGCGGACGGATGGTGCGACGCTTACGGCAAGAAGATTTACTATGTAGACCCTAATACAGATCCAGAACATGATTCAGTGGCGACATCGCCAGAAGAACTTGTAAAACATATTTTACAGCACGAAATTGTCCATGCGTTTCTCATTGAATCGGGACTTGCAATTAGCTCATTAGTTACTTCTGGTGCATGGGCGATGAATGAAGAAATGGTTGACTGGATCGCATGGAACGGCGAAAAACTACATAAAGCGTGGAAGGAGGCAGGATTAGTTGATTAAAGATGATTTGCAAACAAAAGTTGTGGAACAAGCCGCCCTTATAGCGGCGGCACTCAAAAAAGGTAAAGACGTTGAGGTACGGCGAACTGCAGCCGGAATCAGCGTTGCCGAAGTAAGCAAAAAGGTTGTGTGCCGATGACTGTTGACTATATGAAAAATATTGATTGCCTCATTGGTATGAAAGATATTCCAGATAAATCTATTGATATGATTTGTGCAGATTTGCCATATGGAATAACTCATAATAAATGGGATGCTGCTATTCCACTGGCTGAGCTTTGGAAAGGAATTGACAGAATCATCAAAGACACAGGCGCTATTATATTGTTTGCGAGTGGAATGTTTACTGCTGATTTGATGCAAAGCAATAGAAAAAATTGGAGATACAATCTAGTGTGGGAAAAGAATCAGCCGACTGGTTTTTTAAATGCAAACCGAATGCCACTCAGATCACACGAGGATATTTGTGTTTTTTATAAAAAAATTCCTACATACAATCCGCAAAAGTCTACTGGTAATCCCAGAAAGGTAAGTAAAGCAAACCATAAATTGAACTGTAAGGAAACAACAAATTATCAAAAATACAGTTTAACAACTTACGATAGCACAGAGAGGTATCCAAGATCTGTATTAAGGTTTCCGAAAGATGTCCAGAAATCAGCTGTACATCCTACACAGAAGCCAGTTGCGCTTATTGAATACTTGATTAAATCTTATAGCAACCCAAACGACACAGTACTTGATATGTGCGCTGGAAGTATGACAACTGCTATCGCAGCTGTGAATACTGGCCGCCATTACATTTGTTTTGAAAAAGATCCCGATATTTTTTCAAATGGCGTAAAAAGATTTAACGAATCAACCAATGGAGGACATGGACGATGAAATTAAAAAGACTAATTGTTACCCTTGCAGCCGCAGTGATGCTTTCTGGCGCAGCCATTGGCTGTACAGAAGCTGATCAGGTAAGTTCTAATATCTCTAAACAGGCAGACAACTTCAACGTGACTAGGAAGCTTACTGTTCTGAACGCAAGAACCGACACAGTTCTTCTGGAGCTGACTGGAACATTTGCATTAAAGAACAATTCATCAAATGAACTCGAAGTCATTATTGAGACTGCCGAAGGCAAATACCAGAAAGATTATGTATATCTGAATGACTACACCATGTACGTGGTCGAAGATATCTCTGGTTCAGAGGTAGACAAATACCGTTATGAGATCAATTTCTTGCCTGAATGGGGACTCAAGGCAACTCATCACGAGTAAACTTTACGTTTACATAGTAAACATATGTAATATATTCGATTTTAAAGGCCCATAACAAGAGTTTGGAAATGAATTTTGCCGTGCTAAAGTGCGGAAAACTTAGAAAACTGTCGCCAAACACTTAGGAAAGGAGAAAAATCTTTTATGACATACGAAGACGCCTTAAAAGCTTCAAAAAATGGTCTAAATGTAATGATATGGACAGGAGAGGAGTATCTGCGCCTAGAAGAAGCAAAAGAATTTCTGAATTGTTCTTCTCATGTAATTCGAAGTAGTGAAGAATACAAAGGATACAAAAAGTTTTGCGAAGCCATTCAAAGCGATAAATGGAGTACTTATACAGAAATAGATCTTAGATGGGAACTTAGAAATTATCGAAAGCGTTTTGAACGCCTGAGTCGCATACAAGATGATTTTTTAAAAGAACTACTCGGCAGCAATTATACAGCCCGGTATTCCAGTGAGCAAATGATCGTTGCCGATGCATTCAACACTCTTTATAGCCTAAAACGCAATCAAAAAATATTTATGCTTACAACTATTGTACTTTTAACGACAACAATTATAGCCTTAATAGTTTAAAGGAGGATTCTATGGAAATTTTAACACCTACTTACACATATGAAGAACTTACAGGTGCTACACGCTTGCTGGAAAATATGTGTGATAATTGCATTAAAAAGGACACCGATACTTACGATGATCCAGACAGGGAAAGAAAATACGAAGCACTGAATATTGCAATTGATGCCATCAAAAAACTGCCAGTAAAAAAGAAGGCTATGCTTTCGCAGCCAATGGCTGGCAAAACTGATGAGGAAATTGTTGCAACAAGAGAAAAGGCTGTTGCAGCTTTAGAGGCGAAGGGCTATGAAATCGTAAACACTCTTTTTACAGACGAGTGGTACAGCAACGAGTCGATGAAGGAACGCGGTGTTGTACAGATTCCGCTCTGTTTCTTAGCAAAGTCTCTGGAGAACATGAGCCTGTGCCATGCTGCATATTTCTGTAAAGGATGGGAAAATGCTCGTGGATGCCGTATCGAACATGATGCGGCAGTTGCGTATGGGCTAGATATCATCTACGAGGAGGATTAAGCACCATGGATTTCAGAGCTGCATTTTCCAATATGAAAAAAGGCATTCCAATGAAAAGAAAGAAATGGAATGAAGTCTGGTACTACGACAAATCAAAGAAAACCTTAATAGCGAAACACGATTCAGGAAAGCTTAAAGAACTTTTCAACATTCCTGACACTGCTGATATGACTTATATTTTTATGGGAGTACTTGCAGAAGACTGGGAAATTGCAAATAATTCTAGTGAATCGCAAACAGCTAACGGAAAACAATTATTCACATTTAGCAAAGCGCTAGATTTACTAAAGCAAGGTTATAAAGTCGCCCGAATGTGTTGGTATGGAAGCGGACGTTTTGTTTTATATCGCAAAGGTTTGCCAGCCGGCCATCCCTGTGATAAAGGTACAGTGGATGCGTATTTAGAAGTTGATAACGGAGAAGGACTTCTTAACTGCGATCCGTATCTTCAAATGCGTTATATTGACGGTTCGCTTGCAATGTATCTCCCAAGCGTGGAAGATCTTTTAGCGGAAGATTGGTATATTGAATAAAAATGATGGGAGGAAAATGGAGAATCTAAAATATTGTGCTCCACAAAGCAACTTAACCGATGACATACCAGTTGCTCTATTCGAAAATCTATAATAAATACTTATTTTGTGATGTGGAGCGATGTCCAAGAAGAAATAAAAAAACATTATCGTTACCCTGCTCAACAATGGGTAGATGAATATGAAAGAATATGGAATAAACACGGAGGAAATTAAATGGTTAGAGTAGGATCGGCAAGGATTGACGAGAACGGAAAATTGAAGGGTGGACAGCCAGGTGACCAGACAGGACTTGAAGTGGCGATTGAGCCATGGTATCTGCACGATAAGGGTTGGGTTATAATCCGTGCGAAGGATGCAAATATCCGTGAGCGTATCGCAATCTGCATGGAAGCAGCATGTGCAAATAATAATATCGGGTATGATCAGTCTACGTCTTGGGATTTGTACGACAAGGCTAAGCAGTACGGATGGGATTGCAGCAAGGTTAACACGCCAGTGGAGACAGACTGTAGCAGCCTTGTACGTGTATGCGTGGCATATGCTTTGCAGCGCGACATTCCGTGGTTTTCTACTGCCAACGAAGTTGAGGTTTTGGATGCTACAGATGAGTTTGAAATCATCCGTGAGCCAAAATGTACAGAGTCCTCAGCATATCAGATGCGTGGAGATATCCTGTGTACAACTGTACAGGGACATACTGTAGTAGTACTGGATGATGGTTCTAAAGTGGAGTGCGAGATTATCTCAACTGGTAACACTACACTCTGCGGCAAGGGTATTGGAACAGCAGTCGCACTCACACCTATGAACATCCATACAGGAGCAGATACATCTGCAAAGAAGCTTGATACAATCAAGACTTCTGTAGCCGTAGAAGTCCTCGAAATCACCGCTTCTGGTTGGTATAAGATTGTATGGCCGGGAGAGGCTTGCGGATATGCCTTTACAAAGGCAGGAAGTGGCTATTACAGCTATTCCCCGAATGCTAACGCACAAGTTATAAACTTAGGCGATAAAGTCCAATTCACAGGCAATAAACAGTATATGTCGGCATGGTCCGACAGGCCAATCACTGCAGTTCCAGAGGTTGCAACTGTAACAGGTATTTGTGAGAGTGGCAAGCATCAGTATCACATCATAGGCGATAACGTCTACGGTTGGGTAAACAGAGAAGACATAGTAAGAAAGTGATACTCCCACGCGTGTTCTTGCGAACGGCCGGGGTTTTCTGCACTGAATCATTATAATTAAAACGGCATAATCAAAATGGTGATTATGTAACAGCCAAAATGGAGGCTCTTCTTTAAATGTTAGGAAAGGAGGAGCCTCTTTTTTGTTAGAGTTAAGACAGCATAAAGAACGTGTTGAGAATATACAGCGCCAGATCATCATGCAGCCTACATACAGTCAGCTCAACACCTTATGTGGCGGAGCAAGACTGATTTTGCTTGATGCTAATGAGTTTATACCAAATCGCGATTTTAAGAATCTTGATGCGTATAGAAGGTATGGCGACCATGTAAATAGCTATGTCAGGTGGTACTGCAACCGCAACAGAAAAGTAGAGGGTGACGAGTGGGACAAACTGTATTGGCAAACCTATCTGAATGGTGCGAGAGCAAGAATATTCAACGACTACTTACTGTTTTTGGAGCACAAGCGCGAACCTCGAAAGATGTTCTACAAGCCCAAAATTAAACAGTTTGAGAAGTTCCAACTTATAGAATCTTATCAAGGTATGCTTGATGATAAGTACGACATTCTGTGTATATCCATGCCGCCCGGTACGGGCAAGGCACAGCCATTATATTCAAAGGTACTTACTCCGAACGGTTTTGTTCAGATGGGTGATTTAAAGGTTGGCGACAAGGTATTTGCTGCAAATGGCAATGAATCAACCGTAACTGGAATCTTTCCCCAAGGTTTACGTAAAATTTACGAAATAACGCTTGAAAACGGTTATAAATGTAGAGCATCTGATAATCATTTATGGTTATCAGTTTACGAAACTTCACTTGGAGTTTTTGGATGTCAAAAAGTTGTAGAGACTTCAAGAATGCTTTACAAACCAACTCACTTTTACATACCTTGCATTTCTGGTGAAAACTTCAACCATTTTGAATACTGCAGAATAAAATCAATTAAATATGTCGGGCTTGATGAATGCCAGTGTATATATATTGATGATCCGTCACATTTATATGTCACTGACGATTATATTGTTACGCATAACACGACTCTACTCAAGTTCTTCCATTCAGCCGTAATTGGTTGGTTCCCAGACGATTACAGCCTGTTCTATTCTCACTCAGGCGATATCACGCGAATGTATTACGATGGCGTCTATCAAATGGTTGATGATGCGCTTGAATACGCTTGGCACGATATCTTCCCAGACTTGAAAATTACATCTACAAATGCATTGATGCAACAATTCAATGTCGGAAAATATAAGCCATTTCCATCTTTGCAAACAACATCTGTAGGCGCGAAGAGTGCCGGAAAAGTTCGTGCAAGCAAATTTTTACTTACCGATGATATGATAGGTAGCCTAGAAGAAGCCTTGAACAAGAACTACCTCGACAAGATGTGGGGAGCTTATACTGTAGATGCATTGCAGCGAAAAACAGTTGATAGCAATAATAATCCCTGCAAAGAGATCATGCAAGCAACACGTTGGTCAACTCAAGATGTTATTGGAAGGCTGATAGATATATACGATGGAAACAACCGCGTAAGGGTTATTTCTATTCCTGCCACAGACCCGGAGACAGGCGACAGCAACTTTGACTATGCAATAGGTGGCTTTACAAAGGAGTTCTTTGCAAAGCAAGCGCTGTTGATGGATGATGTGTCATACAACTGTCTTTACATGCAACAGCCAGTCGAAAGAGAAGGACTGCTGTTTCCAGAAGAAAAAATCATGCGATACAAGGAACTTCCGACCTCAAAAATTGAACGTATCACTGCTCAAGCTGATACAAAATCAACAGGTACTGATTTCTTCGTTCTTCCAGTGCTTATAAAGTACGAGGGAAAAGATTTATATTACTGCGTAGACTGTGTGTGCAGCAATTCTTCTGATTATGAAGCTCAGTATGAAAATTCCGCAAATCTCCTTGCTGACAACAAGGTTGAAGATTGCGAGTTTGAGGGTAATAGTGGTGGAGACCGTGTTTCTCTGGAAGTTGATAAACGCGTCCTTGAAAAAGGTTGGATTTGTAACATATCATCCCGAATGACTGAAACAAACAAAGAAGCGAGAATATATCAGTGTTCGAACTGGATATTGCAGCACGTTGTCTTTAAAGACAAAAAACTCTATACACCAAAAGAACCATATGGTGTAATGATGTCTCTTCTGGCCCAGTACTCCACCAGTGGAAAAAAGCAGCTTGATGACGTACCAGATACATTTGCAAACTTCGCATTACGCATACAGCGCAGAAAACCAAGACCAACAAGAATCATTAACAGCATCTATTAAGATTGGAGGTTTTATGAACACAAAACAGTATCTTTCACAAATTAGCGTACTTGATCTCAAAATATCAAACAAAATCTACGAAAAAACACAGTTAAAGAATATGCTTTGTTCGGTTCCGAGTTGTGTAAAAGATGTCAATGTGCAAACTGGACATGTCACAGACAAGACTGCATCTACGATTTGCAAGTTGGTAGATATGGAACGCGAAATTGATTCAATGATCGATTCTTTTGTGGACTTAAAATCTAAAATCATTGTTCAAATGGAGCAGCTTGAGTTCAAGTATTATAATATACTGTTCAAGCGTTACGTTGCACAGCAACAATGGTGTGAAATAGTAGATGAGTTACATTTTACACAACGACATGTTTTTAAGCTCCACAAAGAAGCATTAAACGAATTTGAGAAAAAGTTTGGGAGTGAATATCTGGACCAATAAAAAAATAGCAGGGGAAGCAAAATTCTCCTGCTATTGATGTTTCAGCAACTTTGATTTTCCTGAAATTCCTTTAAATCACTTTTCAACTTGTCCATAATCTTGCCTGTATAATTGTTATTCTTACGCTCTGTAAAGTTTTGGAATGCCTGTGTCCCCCTTGCAACCGCCTGTGATTTCTGATTTCCTTCCTGCGGTGGCTTTGATGCTATATCTTCCTGCATGAGTTTTCGCAAATACGAAAAGCGACTACGGATGCGCTTCTGTTCATTCCTGCGTTTAATCTCTGCTGCCTTCTGTGCCATATACTGGTAGTAAGCCTTTTCCAGATCTTCCTTCTGGCAACTTGGCAGCTTATGAACTGGTACTGTTACGAGTAGCGTCTGCATCTCTTCTAGCTGTGCCTGTGATAGTCTCCATTCATCCAATGCACTTTCCCAGAGTGGACGATCTAATGCATCTTCCTTCGGCGCTGGCGCTTCTGGAACTTGCACTTCCAATATAGGTAATGTTTCGACTTCAAATCTTATACCAACTACCGTTCGCCCTTTCTTAATGGGTTCATATGTATACCGACATTCAGTTTTTTCATCCATTTCTTTCTGAACACGTTTCAATATCTTTTGATTGAAGAACTTGTATTCTTTATACAGTTCCTCTTTATCACAATCAAGTATTTGCCTTAATTCATCAAGCTGCACTTCCCAATTTTTTCGAAAACGGTTTTGCTCAAGATACGTAAACATGATATACGTGTAACGACTTGTAAGCGATGTAATGCAACGAAGCTTATAGCGAAGATATCCGAGGTTTTCAATATAAAAAAAATACTTCATTGCTTTTTGAGAACACTCCAGAGCTTTACTTGCCACAGACCGTAATCATCTTGTTCTGCCGTTGCTTCTTCAAATAACGTCACCAATCTAAAACCTTGTTTTTCACTACCATCTTGCACTTCTATTACATTTCCCATAAGATGCTTTAATCTTGCCTTGAGGTCTTGATTGTTGATTTTTTTTACTCCTAGAATCTTTTCAAGCTCACCTTTTTCAAATATCACAACCCGTTTCTCTGGCTTGTGACTATCTATGCGCGATAGGTATGTATCGAGTATTTTAAATTCTGCAAGCGATAGCTCAGAACGCCACAAGGAAAACAGTGGTAAACTTTTTTGAACAGTAAGTTTGTCTCCATTTCCTAAACTGGTTATTGGCCCAATCTTTTTTCTAGCCATGTGTAAAACCTCTCTTTCTCTACTTTTATGTTTATTATAGCACCATAAGTTACCATTGTAAATATAAAATTGTTACCTTTTTTATATTTTATGGAATTTCTTGGTTACTAATGCGGAATTTCTTGGTTACTAATGCGGAATTTCTTGGTTACTAATGCGGAATTTCTTGGTTACCTATGCATATCAAAAAGCTAGTATTTATGCGGCTTTCAAAGCTCCCGTAATCAAGAGAGTAATCAAGAGAGTAATCAAGAGAGTAATCAAGAGAGTAATCAAGCTATCAATCAAGGAAAGCATTGGTAGACAGATAAAAAACAATTCAATATTAACTATGACATTTTAATTGGAATTTCGTGGTTACCTATAACACTAAAACCTATCATTTAATATCACTAAATGACACAAGATATCATCTTGAATACATGCTATTACTATGATACTCTCAACAATAGAAAAGTATGAAATAAAGTTAATTGCGCCTTACATATGTATGGCGCTTTTTTATTACCCAAAAAGGAGACAGCCATGTTAACGATTAGAAGCAAGAGTATATCGCTGTCAGGAGGCAGCACAGTAAATGATCAAGTGGTTTTTGCGTTTCAGGCATCAATCAATTCAAACAACCCCAAAGAAGTCCAGTTTAGCAACTGGATAAACGACCACGAGTTATACAAGCAGAACCGGAAGGAATGCAATTCCGATTACGAGTCTTTCCAGGACGAAGTATACAAATTGCAAGACTCGATGCTGCTGTCAGCTAAAACGCTATGAGTAGCCAGATAATTACATGCCCCAATTGTGGAAGAATTATTTTCCACTATGACAAGAAAGCAACAAACGCTTTTGAAGTGCAATGTAGGAAATGTGAGCAAATGACTTGCATTCTTACACAGGACGGTATTGTGCAGTCAGTTAAGCCTATAAAAAAGATACAAGCCAAAAGTAGCAGCGGCAAAAGATTCTATTAAGAAAGGAGGGCGAACAGAATGTGGATACTAAAGGGACGTCAAAAGATATATACGGACGCAAAAGAAATCACTGCCGGCAACATAATCAAAGAATTGTCAAAAGCATATGAGAAGCATAAATTTAATCGGTTAGAGATGCAATATCTTATAGATTTTGAAGCCGGCGATCAACCACTGGACAGACCCAAAATTGTTCGTCCTGAGATCAATATTAAAGTAACTGATAATGCCGCAAACTACATCACTGATTTCAAAATGGCGTATTTCTGGGGAACGCCAGCAATGCTGATACAGCGATCCGACAAAGACGCACACAAAACACCAGCAGGCTTAGACGATGAAGGAATATCTGCACTTAACGAAATGCTTACAAATGCTTGCGACATAGGTTACAAGAATCAGGAGCTTGGCAATTTTGTTGAAAAAGTAGGTGTAGGATATCGACTTGTTGACATCAAAACTGAATTTGAAGAAGATGACGAAGCCCTTGTGGATATATATACGCTAGACCCAAGATATGCTTTTTGTGTATATAGCAATGATGCCAAACAAAAGAAGCTAATGGGAGTAACATACAGAACAGACAATGGTGAACAATATTTTACGTGCTTTACTCCTAAGATGCGCTTTGAAGTCTCAAAAGGCAAAATTGTTAAAAAATCATTAAATCCGCTCAAAAAAATAGCAATAGTCGAATACGAGAGATCTGTTGACAGAACAGGCTGCTTCGAGAGGCAAATATCAGATTGTATCGAACTTAACACGCTGGTCTCTGATTTTGCAAACCTTACAGCGCAGCAAACTCAGGAGATATGGTGGGGCAATGATGTTGATTTCCCAGTTGACCCCAAAACTAAGAAGCCTATAGAAGTGAAGTCGGGGCAATGGGTACTTACTAGCACAACACCAGATGGAAAGACACCGCAAATCAAGGCACTATCTAATGCATTTGATACAAACGCAACATTAACAGCGATAGATACACGCTGGCGAAGAATTTTACAAAAATGCAAAGTACCTACACAACAAGATTCAGAAGGCGGTGGCTCCACAGGAACAGCAATGGATATGTCTAGCGGATGGAGTGCAGCTGAGATTGACGCTGTGCGCGAGGAACAGATTGTGAGCAAGGCACAGCGAGAGGAACTTAAACTTATCATAAAAGTACTCCAATTAACTCCATCAAATGTGCTTAAAGACGATGATCCAATCAAAAGAGTACATGTTGGAGACATCAATTTCCACTTCTCAAGAAGAAAGAACTATGACATGTCTGTTAAAGCAAATGCTTTATCAACCCTTATTAAGACTGGTGTACATGGTAGACATGCGCTTAAATTTATTGACGGTTTTGAAGACACCGAGGCTACATGGAACGACAGCAAGGAAATGATAGAAGCAGTACAAAGGGCTGCTGCATCAAGTGGAACCGCAGCAGCGGAAGACAGCGAGCCAACTGATAGGCAAATAGATCAGTTGGAAACAAGTCCTATAACCGGGAAGGTATAAGGTGATGATATGGCACAGATATTTGGTTTTGATGAAATCGAAAAGATACGGTCCATGCCATACAATAGATTTTTTGGTGAAATGGGAATCACAAAAAAGCAAAAACAAGAACGCGTTGAATTTTCAAATAAAATTGAAGATGATATGCGTTTTTTAATTTTACTCATCTTGATCATGAAAGAGACAGGTAGAGTTGATGCCAAGAAAGCAGCAGAACAATTTGAAGCAAAATTGTTGAAATGGATTGCGCGATATATCGATCTTGACAGCGAGACAAAGGTTTATATATCAGATTTTTGTTTATCTACAGCACAGGTAACTGCGGATCATGTCAACGAAAAATATTATGTCTCAGAAGACCGAATACGTCTGGTCAGCGAAAACACAGCCCTCGATTTTTTAAACCATAAAGACTTCAAAGAGGCGACCAGAAATAAAACATACAAAACATGGAACACAATTATAGATGGAAAAGAACGCGAAACACATCACAAGGAAGATCAAACAACAATACCGATAAACGACTACTTTTTAGTAGGAAAAGCACTTATGCGGTATCCGCACGATATGGCAGTTGCTTTTACTAACCCGGAGGAAGTAATCAATTGTCGCTGCTGGGTGACGTACTCTTAATTTATGCAAAGAATAGGCTCTTTAAACGAAGGTTTGAAGGGCTTTTTGTTTGCACAAAATTAGGGCAAACAAGTCGGAGACGGACTTTAAGGAGCAAAACAGCTCAGAGAAGAGCTTAATAATCGCACAAATCAAAGCGGAGAGAACCGCACAAACGCAGAAAGGAATGAATTTATGAAGACTCAGCCGATTTTCAAAACATTTGAACGCAATGCCACCAAGAGAAAATTAAACCTGCAGCTTTTTGCAGAGCCGACACCGGAGGTTGAAACTCATGAAGAGCCAAAGGGATCAGGTGATGATCACGAACCGGAAACTGATGCTGATGTATTAAGAGTGCAGCTTGCACAGGCAAACGCACAAATCGCGAAACTCACAAACAAAGCTGATGCATTGGCATCCGAGAATGCAGCTAAGACAAAGCAGCTCAGAGAAAAGATGACTGCTCAAGAGAAGGAAGCGGAAGCAAAGAAAGAAGCAGAAGCCGAGAGAGACAAGCAGTTCAAGGCAATGCAGCGTGAGCTTACGATCATGAAATCTACCAATACATACATGGACACTTTGGAAATGTCCAAGGAAGTAGCACAACAGTACGCCGAGGCAAGAGCTGACGGAGATGGAGATAAGGAAAACGAAATCTTGAGGCAGCACATGAAAACGCTCAAATCAAAGATGATGCAGGAGTTTTTGGCAGAGCGCGGCGAAGTTAATGCCGGCCACGGAGACAGTCACGAGAGCAAGGCTGTTGAACTTATGAAGTCACTACCGACGTATTCAACAGAGGTTGATGAGAGTGTTTTGAAGCAATACATGTAAAGAAAGGAAGTAAGAAATGGCAAGAGGAGACATGAGATATGCAACAACCGAGATACGTCCATCCGGTGCAGAGATCTTAAACAGAGAGGTGTTCGAAGGAGTGCCAATGACTATTGATTTTACAGATGTCAGCACTACTGATAGTGATACCGGAGAGAAGGTTGTAAAAGCAGGAAGCGTAATTAGCGGAACAGGAACAGTAGTTGCAGCAACACCATGGACAGGCGGAGCTGGAATCTTACTTTTTGATGTGTATGAGCATCGACCACAAGGAACGATTCTCAAAAAGGCATACATTAACAAGTCAAGAGCAGAACAGAATGCAGGAATCACCTATGATGCAGACTTAACTAAGATCCTGCCTATGATCGTGGTTGAGTAAAAAGGAGGAGCAATGGCAGTTTTAATAACAGATATTTATGATTCACAGGCAGTTGCCGCAAGACGCACACAAGATCCGAGTAATGCCATGGGCTTTGTCGGAAAGGCTTTTTTCCCAAACAGAAAGAAGCTGGGCTTGTCGTTAAAATGGATTAAGACACACAAAGGCTTAAATGCCATCTTAAAGCCAAGTAATTTTGATGCAATTCCGATGATCAGAGTCCGTGAGGGATTCAAGCAGGAGTCTACAGAGATGATCTTTTTCCGTGAGAGCATGACTGTACGAGAGGAAGATTTAATGCGACTCATGGAGATAGAAGACGCTAATAGCCCATTCATTGGAGACATTATATCATCAATTTACAATGATGCTGCAAGGCTTATTGACGGTGCAGAAATCGCTGCCGAAGTAATGCGAATGGCACTACTTGCGCCAAAGGACGGAAAGCCATCTATTGCAATAGGAACCGGGGAACCAGAGAGTGACAATATGGTTTATGGCTACGATTACGATAGCGATGGAACATATAAGCAAAAGCATTATTTGAAAATCGAAGGCACTGATACTTGGGATCATCCTGACACAGCGAAGCCATTAAAAGACGTTCAGCAGGGTACTAAATATTTAAAGTCAATCGGAGTACTTCCTCGCTATGCGATGATGAACAGCACTACATTTGACTATCTCGTTGAAAACGAGCAGATCAAGAACGCTTTAATTACTTCTTCTGGCAAGACGGTTGATTTTACCGATGAAGCAACCGTTAAGGAGATCTTTACGCGAAAGACAGGCCTGACACCTATTATTTATGACAAGATGTACATTGACTACAAGGGAAAGACTCAAAAGTTCTATCCGGATGACAAAGTAACCATAATCGGTGCAGGAACACTGGGATCAACATATTATGGTGTGACACCAGAAGAGCGTACATTGATGTCGAATAAAAATGTGGATGTTGCCATGCTTGACAACCGCATTGCAATTGCAACAAAAACTGAGCAGGGACCACCTATTAAGACTACAACCAGCGTATCACAGATCGTGCTTCCATCATATGAGGGCATCGACAGCACATTTGTACTTGACGTCAAGTAATGGTATTTGATCACATGATCAAGTTTGGGGGAATCTACTATGCAGCTGGCGAAGACGTCCCAATGGAAGAAAAAAACGATGCCCCAGAGATTGACGTCCCGATGGAAGAGAAAATCGAAATTCCAGAGTTGCAAGTTGATGATGAGCCAAAGCGAAGAGGCAAGAAACCAAAAGCTGTTTGATGGAGGTGAGAAAGTATGAGTTATATAGACAACCTTGCAGACGAGCTTTTTTTTGATTTGCAAGTTGAACTTTCAAATGATGAAGAAGGCGGCAGCTTTTCGGAACCGTTACTCAAGCAAAAAATCAAAAGTGCAATTAGAGAGGTCCGAGACAAAAGAAGATATCCACTTGGATATACGGACGGAATGATTGCACAAGATTTAGACAGGTACTATAGCCAGATTCGCAATTTGGCTTTGTATGATTATAACTCAATTGGCTTTGAGGGTGAGAGTCAGCACAGTGAGGATTCCATTCAGCGAACAATGGTAGACAGAAAAACGTTGTTCGCTGGAATAATACCGTTAGCAACAGTCTAAGAAGTCTAAGAAGGATGTTCGCCAGTGTGTTTGCAATGCTTGTGAATACATTGGCAGGGTGCATATTAAAGCGGCGGTGGGCAATATGCAAAAATATAAGCAGGAGATATAAAGATGCAAGAATTTTTATTACAAACATACACAATCATCCTTCCGATTGCTTTAGGATACATTGTTTGGCTTCTGCAGCAACAGAAGAAAGACAAGAACGCGAATGAGAGAGGAACCATGCTGTTATTGCGTGTGCAACTGATCGAGTATCACACAAAATACATGCGGCTAGGGGAGATACCATCCTATGCTTATCAGAACTTCGAGGAAATGTATGAAGCCTATCATGATTTGGGCGGAAACGGTATGGTTAAAAAGATGTATGAAGAGATCAAAGAGTTACACATCAAGAGTGGAGGAGGTAAATAAAATGGATATATCGAGCATGACTACCGTGATTGCGATTGTAGTTATTTGCTATTTAATTGGACTTGCAGCCAAGACAATTCCAGCAGTCAAGGATAATTACATTCCGGTCATTGTGGGTGCTTTTGGCGGCATTCTGGGAGTCTTAGGAATGTATGTCATACCAGACTTCCCGGCGCAGGATATTCTGAATGCTATTGCTGTCGGCATTGTATCAGGTTTGTCTAGTACCGGCATCAATCAGGTATACAAGCAATTGAAAGATGGCACGGACAAGTAGAAGAAATCGCCAGCAGATGTGGTATTCATACCAAGTCGGGAAAGCACCTGGATATCTGAGAGATGAAAACGGTGACATTCAGTATGAGAGCTATATTGGAGCTGATGGGGAAGTATATTTTTATACCGATGACGAAGGTAAAAAAATCCCAAAAGAAAGCGGTGAAATGGAAGTGCTTTACAGCAATCCTATAAAGTTTTGGGGGACAATCACATCACAGCTAAAAAACGCTGTCATGCGAGCATGGGGCAGTGATAGTACAAACAATTATGCTACGCTCATCTTAGCTAAACATGCAAAAGACTCTAACGGAAACAAACTTAGCTTGCCGTTTGGAGCAAGAATCTGGCTACACTCAGAAATCAAAACGAAACCAAATGGATCACCAGACGAAAATTCGGCTGATTATCAAGTGAGTGGAATCATGAATGAAGCACTGAATGAAACGTCTTACTATCTGCAGGTATTGCAGCAAAGCGAGGAAAAAACCTAATGGCAAAGGCTTTGGAAATAAAGGTGAGCGGAGTAGATGAAGCCATAAGGATGTTGGAACGTTACCAGAAAACGTTCCAAATGCGAGTAGAGCTTTTTATGAAGAAGCTTACTGATAACGGAGTTGAAAAAGCAACAGAAGAAGTCTTGACGATGGATGCAGTATTTACTGGTGAACTTGTAAATAGCATTCACTCAACCGAGATAGAGAGCAACGCAGAGCGAGTTATCTTTGCGGTAGAAGCTGATTCAGAACATGCTATCTATGTAGAAATGGGAACAGGAATTATAGGCGCTACTACTCCATATCCGGGCAAGCTCCCGGCTATTTATGCGCAAGGAAAAACAATTAGAAAAACGGCAGACGGTAGATATGGCTGGTATTATCTGGGCGGAGATGGAAAGTGGTACTTCACAGAAGGTATGCCATCAAGACCATTCATGTATCATGCCTCAACACAAATGAGACATGATATTGAAAGAATTGCAAGGGAGGTGTTTGGATAGTGGCTCAGAATCAATGGGTCATCGACCTTGAGAGCAAGGTATTATCCCTTGTGAAAGGCAAGACATACAACAAGCTAAAGAAAAGATATCCACAAATAATGTACACCACCTCAAATATAAGCAATGATTCGAAGCGTAATTTTCCCTGCGTGTACGTCCATGAGTTGGGTGGAAGCGAAGCAAACTCCGATCTGGAACGCACAAGAATCAACACTATAGTGGCAGGATTCCAAATTGAAGTGTATAGCAACACATCACAGCTAGACTGTAGAACTATAATGGCAGAAATTATGGACTGTCTAAAAAAGCTTATGTTCGATGTAAAGATGTCACCATACGCAGACAATCAATCACCAATATATCGTTATGTAGCACGTTTTGAAAGAACATTTGATTGGAATGATATTTTTTAAGCTCCATCGGCAAGATGGGGCTTTTTTAGTAGGAGGAATACAAAATGGCAACAGGCTTAAAAAGTAGGATTATTTACAGAGAGAAAACAAAGGAAGATAGCGCAACCGATTATTGGGCAGGTGAATATAAGCTCTTGATCAGGGCGAAGTCAATTCCATCACCTTTTGGTACTGTTAATATGGTTGATACATCAACCTTGGAAGACTTAATAGAGACTCAGGAGCAGGGAAGAAGAGCAGCTGCATCAATGGAAGTACCAGGCGCATTTGAAAAAAAATACAAAGATGAGCTTGTAAAAAACGAAGGAAAGCAATTAGATATCTGCATTCTTTATGGCACAGATGGAAAAGGTTCAGAAGGAATTGTGGCATTCGTAGGAACAGAGTCTTTTGCACCGGATGAAGCAACGGAAGATCACCTTACAGGAACTGCAACAATTGCCACTGTAACCGTTCCAAGATGGATTGAGGATAATTATAGCGTATCTGTAACAGAGGATGAGAATGGTTATCCAACATCAGTTACAGTGACAAAGAAAGAAATGTAATAGTTATATTCGGGAAGCTTATGCTTCCCGTTTTTTGTTTAAAGGAGAATGAATCATGAAATTTATGAATTACGAAATCAAGTTTGGAATCGAAGCAACTACAAAGAGCGGAATTTTAAAGAAAATTAAAGAAGTTCAGCAGTCCAGCGATGATGAAGTTCAGCAGTCCGACGGTGATTTTGTTGATGATATCGAAATGATGCTTAATATGGTTCCGGAGTTTTTGCTTGTGGGACTGCAAAAAAGACATAAGGATGAGTTTGGATACGATTATAACACAAATAAAGGCAAGGAAGAAGCAACAGCAAAGGTATGCGAATTGATTGATGAGTATACCGATCAGGAAGATTCAAGCATCAAAGAGCTGTTTGAAGAGCTGCTAAAAGAGGTAATGCAGAATGGTTTTTTCAAGAAGGAAGTTCTGCAGATGAAAGCAGAGAAAGAAGCGAAAGAGCAAAAAACAGAGTAATAGATCCAATTGATTATTACGATGAAAAGCTGCTTCCGTATTTTCTATGCGTTACGCAACAATACGGCTTTACCGCCGAAAAAATAGGCGATATGTGTCCGTGCGAGTTAAAACCATATGAACTTGCTTACAAGCTGCATCAACAGCAAGTTGATATACAAAACCACATGCTTGGCAGGTATGTAAGAATGTCTATCTTATCAACCCTGGGTAACAGCCAGTGGTTCAAAGGTAAGCATACACCGCCGTTTGAATATCCAGATATGCCTTTCTTGCAACAGGAGGCAAAGAAAAGTGAAAACGGTAATGTGGAATCTAACGAAGAAATCGCAGTGTACGAAATGAGACAAAGAATCAGGCAACTTGAAAAGCAAGGATTGCCAGAGAGTCCAATCTAGGGAGGAGGGATAAAATGAGCGAGGTAAATATTGATTCAATACGGATTGAGGCTAAAACAAATATCAAAGAGGCTATATCCGATATTGAAGCATTGAAACAATCCCTAACTGGATTGGGCGACAACAAAAGTGGAATTGATCACTATTCAACGTCTGTAAATGGGTTAACGCAAAGACTGACGAAGCTGACAGGAATAACCAATAAGGCAGGAATTGCAGCGGTTGAAAAATCTGTAAGAGAACTTGCAGAAGCATCTATTAAGCTTAACAACTTGCAACTTAACGAAAAGAAGGGTTCAATCTTTTCCGAGGACACATGGAAAAGAGCCATGGAGAACGTGGAAAGCGCGATGGAGAACGTTAAAAATACCATCGCGCAGAACGTTAAAGAGATTAGGCAACTAGACGGTGTGGAAAAAGCCTTTGATAATTATATCAAAAAAGCTCGAAATATAAAGATCCCGATTGGTGTAAAAAATGACCTAAAGACAGATAGAGAATTTGCCGATCTGCGAAGTGTACTTGGAAAGAATTTCTCCACAACAAATAGTGGTACAGATTTTGTAGCGTTCATAGACGATATGAACAAGTCAATAAATACCACTTTTGATACCACAAAAAATGCAACAGATCTGTTCAGAGATGTAGTAGAGCGCTTAAGAGATATACGCAAGGAAGCTGTGATGACATCACAGGATGTTATCAAAAACGGCTTAATTCCAGTACAGGAAATTGAATCCGAACTGTCAAAGTTTGCTGCAAAAGATATTCCCAACCTTAGTGAGAAATACGGAATAACAGAAAATGATGTTTATGGTGGCAAAAAGCTATCAGAAAATAGCGAAACAGAAAGCGTAAAAGAAGTTACAAGTGCCATAGGACAAAAGACTAGGGCATTTGAAAAAGAGCAACAAACTGTAACCGATGTTGTGAACAGTGAAATGAAAGACCTTATCAATTTAAGATCAACTATCGAATCCGTTACGAGTGCTGTAGGAGATGGAAAAGGCCTGGCAGGAGCATTCAAAGGACTTAAGGAACTTGGCTTGGGCGAACTGGCTTCTTTGAAAAACATTGACTTTTCCGGAATTGCAAAGCTGAATAGAGAAAATTTAAAATCAATAATTGGAAAAAAGTATACTGGATTATCAGATGCGGAAAAGGCTATCATTCAAGCTGCAGCAGATAAAGCTGTTACACCAGAGAGCGTGCCGTGGTTAGAAGATTATGAAAAACTGATACAGCAAGCAAGAGAAGAAAGTCAAAAATTTTTAGGTGAATTTTACGTTCCTGAGAGTGTTGAAGAACTTCAAACTGAATTTGTAGGAATCTCAAAAGAGATAGTGCGCTTAAAGGAAAATATGCAAGAAGCATTGAGGACTCTTGATACTGATGGTGTATCACAGATGGTTAATGACTTGTCGCAAGCGATAGCTTATGCGAATGATTTATCAACTATTGCAGCTCAAAAAGGTATAACGCTTAGACAGCCAAAAAGTGAATGGCAAGAGTATCCACCAAGCAGTTTTCCGGAAGAACTTCGTGGCAACGGCTTATCAAACGCAATGAGTCAAACTGCGTGGGAAACAAGCAACGCTTCAAACCAGTTAAGACAATACAATGAAGATGTATCAAAAGTAATCAGAACAGAACAGACATTTAAAGATGCCTTGGCTGCTGCTTCACAAGAACCACCAATATTTAGAGACATGCCAGATGATATCAACAGATTGAACCGAAACATGCAAAAATTGCCACTTAGCCTATCCCAGTTAAAATCAGATATAAGTGATTTGGCAGGCATTATGGGTGGATTTGTAGGAAAAGTGATATCTGTTGCAGGTGCAATTGGCAAAATAGGATCTTTTGCAGCGAAAGTAAACAAGCAGATATTGTCGTTCACAAAAAACTTTGCAAAATTGTCATGGGAGTTTTTGAATTTTGGTTCAAGCAAAAACGCATTATCTGGGTTAAAGAGTCCGTTCAGCCAGTCCTCAGCCAGTCTCGGAGACTTTAACAAGAAATTAAAGCATGGAATCACAACTGTGTTGCGCTACGGTTTTGGAATCAGATCTTTGTATGTGCTGTTTAACAAACTACGATCAGGAATTAAGGATGGAATCAACAACCTTGTTATGTTTAGTGATAGGGCGAACAAAAGTTTGTCACTATTGACATCTGACATGTCGTATGTTGGAAATAGCATAGCTGCGGCATTTGAACCAATATTAAATATCGTTGCACCAGTTATCGACCAAATTGTTGATTATGCAGTTGCAGGAATCAATGCTGTAGGTGCTTTCATAGCATCAATAACAGGGCAAACATCATACACGGTAGCTGTAAAAAACATCAAAGACTATCGCGACAGTTTAAATGGCACAGCATCTGCAGGCGATGCAGCAAGTGACGCAACTGATAAGTTAAAAGACAAGACCGATGAGCTAAAGCGTGAGTTAATGGGATTTGATGAAATCGAAAAATTTTCGGAAGATCTCGATAACGTAGCTAACAGCGGTTCAGGAAGTGGAAGTGGTTCTGGAAACGGCTCAGGAACGGAAGATCCTATACTTTTTACAAAAAAGGATATACCAGGAGCAGTATCGAACTTTGCGGACCTTGTAAAGGACGCTTGGGCGAAATCCGATTTTACTGACATCGGTAAAATCGTCGGAACAAAACTCCGTGATGCACTTGATTCCATTGACTGGGAGCCAATCAAGGAGCAGGCAAACAAAATTGCCAAAGTCACAGGAACGTTCATAAACGGTTTCTTTGAGACGGAAGGCCTTGATAAGAGCGTCGGAAGAACACTTGGAGAAGCAGTCAACACAGCTGTAGGTGCAATCAATACCTTTATTGACACAACTCACTGGGCATCACTTGGTGAATTTATGTCAGGTGGACTTAGAAGTGCGATAGCTACTATTGATTGGAATGGTCTTGGAAAGACTCTGAATGCCAAATACAAGGCTTTGTGGAGCTTCCTTGATGGATTTGTAGTAGATATGTCTAAAATCAATTTTAGCGGCACTACAGGGTGGCAGGAAGCAGGTAATGCACTTGCAAGTACAATCAATAGCATTTTTGCAGATAGAGACTACACAAAAACTGGACAAACTATTGCAACTGGAATCAACGGAATCACATCTGCGCTAACAACAGGAATAGAAGGAATTGATTTTAATTCGATATCCAGAAATTTTTCAAACGGAATCAACAGCGTATTTTACAAGGTAGATTGGCAAGCAATCGGCACAATGCTATCCGATGGAATAAATACAGCAACTTCATCATTGCTGACTTTCTCAGTAACGGTTGATTGGAAAAGAATAGGCTCAGAACTGGCAAATTCCGCAAATACTTTTTTGGCTAAGACTGATTTTAGCCAAGCAGGAAAAGCGCTAGGTCAGGCATTTAAAGGTGCACTATCCGCAATTAACGAGTTTGCAGCAACATTTAATTGGCGATCTCTTGGAGTTGATATAAACAACTTCATTAAGGGCATCAACTGGGGCGAAATCTTAAAAACAAGTGCAAATATAGTTGTCAACACGTTTTTTGGATTATTTGAGGCAGCATGGGGGCTTATATTTGGGGGAAATGACACAAAGTATACCGCTATAGCTGATAACCTTAACAAAGCTATTTCGAAGCTGAATGTTGAGTGGCCAAAGTTTAAACAAGATGAGCTTAGTAATTTTGATTCGGCGATGGATTCACTGGACAAATTTTGGGAAATCAATGAAAAATTTAAAAAAAATGGAAGTTTATCAGCGCAGGATGAGTCCTTGTTCAAATTTTATTACGAACAAATTTCAAGGTACGCACCAGATATTGCTAAGGAAATTGGAAGCATACAGACAGCTTACCAAGGAACAAAAGATACACTTGAAAAACTTATTGAAACGCAGAAAAACGCAGCTATTCAAAAGGGATTTTCAAGTGCGTTAGAGGATGCTTCTAAGATTTACGGCGATGCCGTAGTTGCTCTTGAGCAATTAAAAACCAAATTTATAGATGATTCTGTCTCATGGAAAGCTGATATATTAAATGGACTCTTATCAAGAGTGGATGTATACGGTGGAACAATCGAGACCTGGGAAAAAACTTTTGATAAGTTTTTACAAAAAGTGAGAGATGGTTCCATTGACTTTCAGAATCTTACAGAAGACGAGGAAGCACTCTGGCAAGTCATGCGAGAAATGAATCCTCAATTCGGAACAATGGAAGAAAACATGGAATCACTAAATGGAACTGTCGAGACATCTGGAAAGACTGTAGATAAATTGCAAGTGGCCATGGGACACTATAGAGATAATACTTCATCTGCAACAACCAATACAAAAAACTTAATTCAAAAGCTTAAAGGGATTAAGTTGACCGGAGTTTGGAAATCACTTACAGATGAGCTGAGAGATACACTGGATAGCGTAACTGAATCTTTAAAATCTGATAAATTTGCACTAGGAATCAGCAATACCTTAACTGACATGTTTGATAAGGAATTCAAAGTAAATTTAAAGGCAGGATCACTTGATACCAGTGAGCTTACCCAAAAAGACAAGACAATCCAAGGTGCATCAGCAAATGTTGTGAGTGCTAAAAATGCACTTCCAGACTATGCAAAAAAACTTGATTTGGTAGCAAATTTGACAAGCAAACAAGATTCAATTACCGATAGAGTGATCAGCGGATTGACAGGCTGGATGACAGATTTCCAGAATAGGGTTCCAGAGAACAATCGTTGGTTCAGCGGTTTGACAGGTTGGATGACTGACTTCCAGAATAGGGTTCCGGAAAATAACCGATGGTTCAGCGGATTGACAGGCTGGATGACAGATTTCCAGAATAGGGTTCCGGAAAATAACCGATGGTTCAGCGGATTGACAGGTTGGATGACTGACTTCCAGAATAGGGTTCCAGAGAACAATCGTTGGTTCAGCGGTTTGACAGGTTGGATGACTGACTTCCAGAATAGGGTTCCGGAAAATAACCGATGGTTCAGCGGATTGACAGGCTGGATGACAGATTTCCAGAATAGGGTTCCAGAAAATAACCGATGGTTCAGCGGATTGACAGGCTGGATGACTGACTTCCAGAATAGGGTTCCAGAGAACAATCGTTGGTTTAGTGGATTAACAGGTTGGGTAACGTCATTGGGAGACTCAATTCCGATATCTGGAAAATGGTTCAGTGGAATTTTAGGATATGTTAATCAGGTTCAGAAACAATCTGGAGTATCGCTAATTCTTTCAGGGATAACAGGATTTATTTCAAGCATAGTTTCAGGTACTAAAAAATCCACAGGCGGAGCCTTTTATGGTGGAAGATGGCATGACATACCACAATTTAGTAGTGGAGGAGTCATCACAAAAGACTTCATGTCAAGCTTTAGCGTCATTCCACAATATGCAGGTGGTACTGTAAATGCAGGCTCAATGTTTATTGCAGGAGAGGCTGGACCAGAACTTGTGGGACATGTAGGCGGCAGGACAGAAGTACTCAACGAATCGCAGCTTGCAAGCGTGATGCAAAGTGCAGTAGCAGAAGGAATGCAAGCTGCAATGTCGCAAATGGGTGGCGGCGGAAATGTAACCGTCAATGTCACACTTCAAGGCGATGCAAGGCGCATTTTTGAAGTAGTGAAGAATGAGAATAATTCACGTGTTATGCAGACAGGCAAGGCACAACTTTTAACGTAAAGGAGGGAAACGATGTAATGGATGGCCCAGTAAAAACTGTAATCATAAGTGGATTGGAGCTGAAAGCTAAAGATCTGACGATAACAGATAACATCATCTGGAGCCGCAATACGGGGCGAGTTGCGTCTGGCGATATGGAAGGTGACGTCAAAGCAAAGAAAATTAAGTTAAATCTTACGCTGGCGCCTTTGGATGATGAAGAAGCAGCAGCTTTTGCTGCTGCAATAGAACCACCATTTTTTCCGATCACTTTCCGAAATCCGAAGTCTGGGAAAACAGAAACACGCAAATTTTATGTTGGAACGCCAACATATCCGGTGTATTCATACGCCGATATACTGCCCAGATATGTTGGCGTTGCCGCAAATTTTATTGAAAAATGAGGTGTCAAAATGAAGATGTCAAATAGAGCACTAGTAAAAACAATCAATGGACTTTTATCGTTTAAAAACAATGGTGTAAGGAAACCAATTAAGGCAATTTATGCAATCAACCACAATATTGAAATGTTGGATAAAGCTGCGATTCCTTTTCAAGAATCAAGAAATGAATTGATTGAAAAGTACTGCGATAAAAAGAAAAATGGCGACATTGTGCCCAAAAAGGGAATGGAGCAAAACCTAGAATCAGAGTTAGGTGAATTACTGGATGGAATTGAAGTTGACGTAGATGTTTACAAAATTCCAATTAGCTTGATTGAAAACATAGAAGCATCAGAGCTTGAATTTGAAGCAATTAGCATGATGCTTGAGGAAAGTGAGGTGAAAAAAGCATGACATATGATTATATGGTGAAACAAGATGGACAGTTTTATAAGCCTGGTCAAGAAGTGCCAGATATGGGTACATTGGTATGTACGTCTGCGCAAGGCAATATACGTAGTTATGAGGGACTTGTAAAAGATGTAGACAGACTTCCGACGTATGTTGCAACAGGCAGCTCTTTTCTGGCAAGTGATACTGGCGATTACTACAAATTTGAAGAGTCAACGCAGCTTTGGAACAAAATATAAATAGGAGGCGGCAATGAAACCAGAGGATGTGCTTGGAATTGTAATCCAAAAGTTAAGAGATGGTGGCGTTACTGATGAACAGATCAGTAACGCGGTAGAGAAATATTATAATCAGCATCCATTAGAGACTGACAAGACATTAAGCGTTTCTGGTGGAGTTGCGGATGCAAAGGCGGTCGGAGATGAACTTGCTGGAAAAGTATCTGGTATAGGAATTGAACTGTTTTACAACGAAGAAAAGCAATGTTTAGCCGTAAAGGTAGAGGGGTAAGGTGATGATATGGGACTTTGGACTGAATATAAAAAGAAAACAAAAGTAGAGTCATCAGACACCTTTCTTGTCTACGATATGCAGGATGGTGTACGACAAGTCACAGGGGACAATGTTAGGACGTCATTCCGTGATGTTCCTGATACCACACTAAAAAAGCCAGATGCACCAGCTGAATCTAAAGTAGTTGGAGATAGGCTAGCAAAGATTGAATTAAAAAACAATGAACAAGACACAACGTTAAAAACAAAGGCTGGCGGAAGTGGAATTGAGTTTTTTTACAATGCAGCTAAAGGCTGTTTAGCCGTAAAAGTCACAACTGAGTAAGGAGATTAATTGCATGGCAGAGACAAAAATATTGAATCTAGCAAGTTTCGAAGATGTAGAAATGTTGAAACAAACAACAAAATCGCAGGGTGAGGAAATAAGTCAGGTAAAGCAGGATTTAGGTGATACTTCAAATGAATTGTATAAAAAAGAAGAGAGAGAAATTGCTGTTGATTCGTCTGATTACAACTTATTAGAAAATAAAGTTGCGTATATTGATACTAATAATGAAGTTATGACTTATGAAAACGCAAACGCTTATGTGATGCACAAAAACGTTATTAGTGGAGAAAAATATAGAATACTGTCACAAACACATGGTAGTGTAAACACATTGCTATATGCTATATGTGATTCGAACGGTAAAGTGATAAATTCAGCAAAAATGGGTGTTCCTATTAACACTTATATCACAACTGAAATAACAATACCTGATAATGGTGTTGAAATGTATTTGAATGAATTTCCAACACAGACATATCCCTTAGTAGTTAATAAAATAGAAACTATAAATATTTCTAAAATAAACGGAAAAGAAACTGTAAATTGTTGGGGTGATTCACTCATTCGTGGAGTGGGGGTTGGTGATTCATATTCTAAAGCATTCCCATATGTTTTACACGGCTTACTTGATGGTAGAAAAGTGATTAATTGTGGCGTAGGCGGGGAAAACACGATTAACATAGCTTCAAGACAAGGTGGTTTACCAAATATTGTAAAGCCATTTACCATACCTGCAAATGCAAGTAAAGTAGAAATTGAATTAACTAACATATATGGTGACAGTACTGGCATTTTGTTACAAGGCGGTTCGGCATTAGACCCAACGACAGGTAAATATGTTATGACCGCACAAATAAATCCCTGTTCTATCAATGGAGTAGAGGGTACACTTACCTATGAAAATGAAAAATATTATTTTTCTCGTTCCGAAAATGGAGAGTCCGTAATTGTTTCTCGCCCAACTCCCTTAATTACTTATGCAATGAAATCAATGCGTGATAATATTAACATTATATGGATTGGAACTAATGGTGGGTTTACTACCTCAGCCGAACTGATTGAATGTATAGAAGCAATGATTGACTATATGAGTCCTATCAACAAAAAATATATTGTGATTGGAGTCCATCACTTAGTTAGTACAGTTACCGAAACGTTTGAAACGATAGAAAAAAATATGTCAATACATTTTGGCAGACATTTTATAAATCAAAGAAAATATATGCTTGAATATGGCTTATCTGATGCAAGGATTACTCCAACAGCTGAAGATATAACAGCCATTTCGCAGGGTAAAATACCACCATCTTTACTATACGATGATGTACATTATAATGATAAAGGCTACAATATAATTGCTACTCTTGCTTCTGAACGTGGAAAAGAACTTGGCTACTGGCAATTAGCTAAATAAGACGTGTTTCAATGCCCTAACGGGCTTATCTTTTGCTCATTCTACATAATGCGTGGGAGGGTGTAAGGAAAAGACTTGAAGCATATGCATACAATGATTTAGCTCGTTTTGAACCATTGCAAGGCGGAAATGCATTCATTGATGAGGAAGGAAAGGTGATCAAATGTATCAAGGAGCCATTGAAATAAGAAAATGTAAAGCTTGTGGAAAATCGTACGAGCAACAGATGGGCACACTTGCAACAAAATCACATTCATTTAATACATGTCCATATTGTGGAGGAAGTACAGAGCCTGATCAGAAAAAGAATGAGGAAAGACATGAAAAAATAGAAGAAAGGTTTAAAAGGTTGTATAAGATAGCAGAGCTTCAGAAACAAGTTTGATGTAAAATAGAGTAGAATTGGTGATACCGTAGGCAAAGAGCCTGCGGTATTTTTATATACGAAAAAACCCTTGGAGGAGGGAAACGCTATGTATCAGGTATCAGAAGGATTAGATAAAGTTATATCAGGCAGTGGAAGAACGTTCCGCGCAAGACTAAACGGAATATCAGATGGAATCCAAGAGATAGTGCAAACAAATTTTTCAACCCCTGATAGCTATTTTTATGTGGGTGGAGCTATAGCTTCCAAAATAGAAGTATCTATGTTTACAAAATCGCAAGAATTTGTAAAAGGTACGGAAGTAAGATTTGAAATCGGAGCAACAGCTGATAGCACTATAGAATGGATACCAATGGGGTATTTTACAATAAAAGAGCAAAAAAAAGACCGAAATCTGCTTACTTTTACAGCATATGACAGGCTAGAGTCAAAGTTAGCTAAAGCATATAAAAGTAAAATTGTGAAGTATCCAGTAGAAAGCAAAGAATTTTTGACTGATATAAGTGAACAGACAGGTGTTGAGTTTGACACAAGCAAATTATCTGATAGCTTGATGATTGACAAAATATTGACGGTTAACGACCAGTCGGGAGAGAAAACATACAAAGAGCCGTTTGACGGTTTTACGATGCAACAGGTGGTTGGATACATCGCACAACTCCATGGTACATTTGCTACATGCGATAGAAACGGAAAAGTAACGTTTAGATGGTACGAAGCGTTAACAACTGACCATTCGGGGAAAATAGGTGATACAGCAGGCAGCTATTTAAAAGACCAGAACCTATCGTTCATTTATAATACAATTGAATTTTTAAAAGAATCACACACGTATCTGATTAAGACCAATAGATATTTTGATGATCTGCTACAATCAGAAACGATGTGCCAAATCTCAGGCATCAGCTGTGATACAGAGAATAATCATTATGAGTCAGGAACAAATATAAATACAAATTTAAGCAATCCAGTAATGACACAGGAATGGCTCAATAAAATCCTTAAAAAAATAAAGGATATGAGCTATTATCCAGTGTCATTTTCATTTATGGGAGATCCAAGGCTTGACGTAGGTGATGTTGTTACAATAGTTGATGCCAAAAATAATCTTATAGATGTTCCAGTGATGCAGCACACCATTACATTTGATGGTGGTTTGCTGTCAGAAGTGGCATCCTATGGTTTTGAAGAAAAAGAGGTGAAAAGTCCATCTGAAATAGCGTTGCAACGAGTTAAAGATGATATTCTTAGCCTTCAAGAAATTACGGCAAAAAAAGCCACATTCAATCAGTTAAACGCTGTAGATGCAAAGATCACCAACTTGCAGGCAAGCTCAATCACGGTAAATGATGCAAATATATTATTTGCCAGACTTGATAAAGCAAATATCCAACAGGGTTGGATAACAAGCGCAATGATTGGTGATGCGCAAATTACCAATGCGAAAATTAAGGATATGTCTGCTGATAAAATAACAGCAGGCGTTATAGATGCCTCAGAGGTCTCTATCATCAATTTAGATGCTGCCAGTATCACCACAGGCACTATTACTGGACTAGATGCATTTTTTAATAAGACCTTTAAGGTAATTAGTCCAACGTCAGATACGGAGGAATTTATAATTAGTGCAACGTCAGAAAGTGTTATGATCGGTACAAGAATGAAATCTGGTGAACTATATCTGCAAAAAGCAATGATAAGCATTGGTGATGAAGATATGGCTATAACAACAAAAGGCTATTTACGTTTAACTGGTTCACAACACTTAAGTCTTACATCAGCGAATGATATAGTGTTATTCCCTGGCGTGTCAAATAGCGAAAAAGATGTATACATCAACGACGGCTCAACCAATAACGCAATATTGCATGTTGGAAACTTTGAAAATTTAATAACGACAGTTGAGAATTCCCGAAACTCAAAAAAATTGAGCGGAATGGAAATAGTTGATGTCTCAAAGAATATTTCGAACGCAATTCCATGGATTGACCAGACTGGTGTGATGGAGATTGGAAAATATTTGGATTTCCATGAGTGGAACGCAGATACTACCGACTTCAGCGCCAGGTTGGAAGTTTTTGAAAAATCATTGCGAATAACCGCAGGAATAACTACTGCACTAGACCTTAATGGAGTTGGAAATGCATCATACATAAAATTTAGTGGAAGTGGAACAACGCTAGGATGGATTGGCTTAAACAGAAAAGATGGATCACTGATGTTGTACGACAGCAGTGAAAAAGAATATCGTATATTAGACGAGACATCTATATCGTTTGGAACAGCAGAGCCGATTAGCAATGGAAGAAAAGGCGATATCTATGTTCAGACATCTGATAGTGGAAATGGATGGAAAAAAGCTGTTGCAATTTATTACTATTCCAACTGAAATGATAGGGAACACCCTATCATTTCAAATTCTTAAGATAAGAATCTTTTCTCTCACAAACAGATTGCTTTGCTTGCTGTATTGATTCTTCTAAATGTTTCAAGTCAGGCTCTATAAAAGCATCTTTAACCTCACCGCGTGCCTGCCGAATCAGAAAATTGTCGAGATATGCTTGAGCTGACGTTATACGGTCAGCAAGCGGCAATTTGTTTAATGCCGTAAGCATATCAAGTTGTGCGTGCCAATCAGACCCAGTATCACAAAAGACATTGTAATACAGACGTTTCAGATACGCAGCGTCTTCATGTTTTAAGTATTCTTGCAGAGCGGACAGTGTCTCACTATCTTTTTTAGGGTGATAAATACGCTCGTATTTGTTAGGGTCATAGATAGCCATAAGACATTTTTCTGTATCAACACCACATCTGTCAAACCACTCTAGCAGCGCTGGAAAGTCTGGCGCACCAAGACAATTCTCCCAGTTTTTTATTGTCCCTACGCTCTTTCCAAGTGCTTTTGCCAAATCCATTTGTGACAATCCTGCATTTTTGCGCACATAAATTATAACTTTTATAAGTCGTTCAGTATCAGCTACTCGATTCCTCATGTCAAAAACCACCCTTCATATTCGTTCAAAATGTCATTTTTACAATAAATTGTACTTTGGCAAAAATAAAAAGTATAATTTATTGGCTACATCAAGCAAAAAGCAAAGTCAAAGTTTTTTAGTGTTTAAAAGCCTGAGAAATAGCCAAAAAACTTTGACCGAAAAAAATGTGAACAAAGTCAATACAATTGTAGTCACCAGTGCTATTATCTATACCATAGCAGAAAAGAGAAAGGAGGCTACTAATGATGACAGTTTACAACTGCAAAGCAACAGAGTCAATGGTTAATTTTGCCATTATTCATGGTAAATTACTAGACAATTTTACAACATTAGACTGCTTGGAGAGTGATTTTTGTTCAAACACCATCGAGACAAGCCGCCTGAGTGGAGTAAAGGATGAAATACCAATCGCTGTTGCAAAGGATAGAATCGGGGCTTTGAAGCGTCAGGATGAAGTGACAGTGATTGGAGAATGGCGAAGCAAGAATTATTACACCAGTGACGGCAAAAGGCATGTACAGCAGTACTTTCTGGTCCGTGAAATCAAAGTAGAAAGCGGGGAATATCGAAACCAAATTACATTGACTGGGTATTTATGCAGCAAACCGATATATCGCACAACGCCATTAAAAAAGGAGTTATGTGAGCTTATAGTTGCTGTAAATCGTCCATATGGCAAGAGTGATTATTTGCATTGTATTGCTTGGAATCAGCTTGCTCGAAAGGCATCAAATTTAAAGGTTGGGGACAAAATTAGACTGTCTGGAAGAATCCAGAGCAGAACTTATATCAAAAGAGAACATGAAACAGAAACAATTAAAGTTGCATACGAAATTTCTGTGGATGCATTTGCAAAGGAAAGGTGATTATATGTGTGATGTGGTTAGACGTTTTTTAGATAGCATCGTGGAATTAAAAGGCAACGAATATGTAAAAAGAGCGATTACATATATATCCACGTTCATTCCAGAAGGAAAACGTAACGAAATGGAATTGCTTGATTTTTTGTATCAGTTAACAGATAGGGATGACGTAAAGGAATATCGCTGTGAGCTGATCGCACAGGCAATGACAAGAGAATAGAGGAAAGAGAGGGCAATGAATGGCAGAAAGCAGAACTGAAAAGGAGATTGAAAAAGATGCTGAAGAAGCAACGATGCGGTGTTATAAGAAAAAGATCAGAGAGCTCTTGAGGAGTGAAGAAAGATTGAGCACACTCAGAGTCGTCTATTATATCTTGACAAAATAAAAAGAGGGCATCCAGTAATGGGTGTCCTCTTAATGTTTTACTGGGCTGAAACAATTTTATCATTCTGCTCCAAGATATCAGATGCATCTTTCCATGCATAGTTAATCTGGATTGTGCTTGGAGCGGCAGCATCCTTACCATAATCACAAGAGTGGATTGATAAGATGCAGGTCTTTGTTTCCCAAACAGTAAAATGACCATCATAGAGATTAAATATAAATGAGTCGCCCTTATTCGAGAAAGAATCTTCGTCATAATCCTGTGAAGGTTCGCCATAAGTAGCTGTTAATTGCTCTTTTAAATCATTTGCCATTGGGCTAACATCATTTGTATTAAATTCGTATGTAACACCGTACAGCATAGCATTTGCCACATTATAGTCAATTACACCGTCTGCTGAAGGGCAAACAAAATACGCATATACAGAAGATGTTGTATATCCAAAGGCTGGCTGCTGATAGTTTGAAGCGAAAGCACTTGCCATAAAACCAGTCGAATCATAGTCAACACCAGTAATTCCACCATAGATAATATCATCAACTGAATAGACAGGAAGCGCCTGATCTATAGATGCTTGGAGGTTAAGTTCTGGTGTTAAGCTCTGCACACTCGCAAAATTTGTCCCCCACGGAATATCCTTGAACAGAATATCACCGTCTGGGAGTTCTGCCTCGGTTTCTGCCTCAGAACTCTCTTCCTCATCACCCTCAAGCAATTCATTATATAGTTTAAGAAGATCGTTGTAGTCTTTGAGCAATTCATTATACTTTGCTTCATAATCAACAGAAGTTTCTGCTTCTGTCTCTACTTCACTTTCTGCAAATACTGGCACTGCTTGCAATGCCATACAACTACACAGTACAGCTACAAATTTCTTTTTCATGTCCTTTTCTTCCTTTCCTTTTGTGCTTGTGTTGCACTATGTAAATAGTATAAACAGGTTTTCACAAAATAGCAACCAGAAATTCGCCTTGTATACAAAACAAATGGGTATCCGCATTACGGATACCCACTGTCTGGTTAATTAGTTTTGTTTGTCATTGGTGCCTGGCGGAAAGATGATATCTTTTCCTGCAAGAAGAGTATCAAGCACTTGTTCCAATTTCTCCCAGTCTGAATCCTTCATTTGCGCAAGATAAAGGATTAAACGCTTTTTGAAATTTTCATCGCCTGCTATTGCAAGCGTGCCAAGAAATGATGCAATCTCTTCTGATGGTGTAACGTTCTTAAGCATATCGCCTTCTCCGGTACGGAGCCATTGTTCATTTACGCTAAATCTGTTGCAAATCATGAAAATCGTTCTGTCAGCTGGAGTATTGATACCACGCTCTAGTAGACTAACTGAACCTTTCTTTATTCCAATGGCTTCTCCAAATTTTTCTAAGGTGTAGTCTCGACTTTTTCGCACCATTGCTATTCTCTCACCTATTGTAGTTTCCATCTTATCACCTCCTTCCATTATTATTATAGCAAGTTTTGTTTGTTAAGTCAACAAAAAAGTTTGTCAAACAATCAAAAAACTATTGACAAAGTATTCCTAATAAACTATACTGTAAGTGTAACAAACAAACGGACATTGAAAATTTAACAGAAAGGAGCCGGAACATGGAACTCTTGAGAATTAACTACGAGTCAGAACGACCTACTGTATCAGCAAGAGAGCTACATGAGGGACTAGAGATCAAGAGTAACTTTACTACATGGTTTGACCGCATGTGTGAGTATGGATTTCTTGAAAATATTGATTATTTATTGGTTTTCCAAAAAAGGAATACCAATAATCCAAAGAATCCAACAACAACTTGCAACGATTATCAAATCTCCATCGACATGGCGAAGCAAATTTGTATGATTCAGCGCACCGACAAGGGCAAGCAGTACCGCCAGTACTTCATTGATCTCGAAAAGGCATGGAACACACCAGAACAGGTGATGGCACGAGCCTTAAAGATTGCCAATAACGAGATTGATAAGCTCAAGGCAGATAACAAGGTACTGATTGCAGACACAGAGCGCATGAAGCCAAAGGAAATCTTTGCAGATGCAGTGGAGTCTAGCAGGACCTCGATCCTGATTGGAGACATGGCAAAACTGATTTGCCAGAATGGCCATGAGATCGGGCAAAACAGACTCTTTGAGTGGATGCGTCAAAACGACTACCTAATTAAATGTGGCGGTAGTAAAAACATGCCGACACAGAAGGCGATGGAACAGAAACTCTTTGAAGTTAAGGAGCGTACTGTTGTGAATCCGGACGGAAGCGTCAGAATCACAAGAACAACACTTGTAACTGGTAAAGGGCAAATCCATTTTATCAACAAGTTCGCCAAGATGAAGGCAGAAATGATAGCAGAAGTTACATAAGAAAGAAAGGAACAAACAATGCTTGATATCAACAAGTTTGTAGTACTTAAAGATTGCATGTACTACGAGGGAACACATAAGTATTACATATTCCAGTTTGATAGTGCATACACACTACTTGCTGACACAAACAGAGCAATCTTGTACAGAGCAGAAAGCTTTGCTGACATGATTAGCTACATTGAAAGAATGGAAACATGTAGAAAGGAGGCGCAGGCGTGATGACAGATAAAAAGGAAAAATCTAAGACAACAACATACCGCTTTTTGACTGAACAGAAAAAGCGCACTCTGCAGAAGCTGAGTGAAGTGACGAATAGCTACTCTAGTATCCAGAACAACTATTTGCTCGGCTGGATAGAGAACACGGTCACAACAACATCGTAAGCAAAAAAGAAAAGTTGCAAATATAAATTAAGAGAGGTGATAAAAGATGTTCTGGATGACTAAAAAGATGCCAGATAAGACCGCAGGCTATCTGCTGTGCACAATCAGATGGGGCGAGACTAGACTTACCCATGAGTATTATTGGGGACCAGACCCAAAGAACAGATTTAGATGGTGGGTTTCGAAAGAAGCTTGCCAGGCGAATTTGCCAGATGGCGGATTTGAAGATTCTGGCTATGAAATCGTGGCTTGGGCTAGAATGCCTGAGCCATATAGAAAGGAAATGTATGAATCTAAGAGAAATATTGCCGCATTTGAGTGGAGAAATGAGCAGAGACACGGAGCTGCTGAAAGAAACAGCAAAGCAGGGCGACACTGTTGTGCTGAATGTAAAAACGCCAGATGGAACACCGGTAACGGTCAACGCGGTAATTAAAGCTAAGTACCCACATGTGGTACATATGCAGTATCAAACTGCAAAGGGATATGTAGTAAACACATCATTTGCTTGGAAGAAGCTGTTAATGATAATGCTGAATCCAAGCAGCATTGAAGATAATGAAGAAGGAGAGTGATCAACAATTTTTATTTACCATGGGGAAAGCAAAGAGCAATTGCTTGAAACAGCAACACGGCTGCTTCCATGTTTAACGGAAAAACAGCTTGCCTACATCATCGGAATGGAGCAGGCAGAGGAATATAAAGAAAAGGAAGGAGCGAAAGAAAATGATAAATCTGTACTTTGATGCAGAGTTTACAGGATTGCATAAAGACACAACCCTAATAAGTATTGGAATTGTATCTGCAAGCGGTGAATCCTTTTACGCAGAACTTAATGACTTCGCAGATTATCAGATCACACCTTGGATTGAGGAAAACGTATTATCAAATACAGTGGTAAAGGGCGAGAATAAGGAGCTTGCAGAGTTACTAGACAAGGAAAACACCGTATTTGTGGTTGGTAGTAAATATGAGGTACGAGAATCACTTCTTGAATGGCTTAAACATTTTGAGAGTGATATTCAGTTCGTGTCAGATGTATCTCATTACGATTTTGTTTTACTGGTTGATCTTCTGGCAAGTTCTGCACTGGAGCTTCCTAATTGCATATCGGCAAGTTGCCACGACATCAATCAGGATATTGCAAGAGTGCTAAGAATTTCTGAAAAGGAAGCGTTTGATTTATCACGCGAACAACTCTTAACAAAGCTGGGAAAGTCGCTTCCTAAAGGGGTAAAACACAATGCGTTGTATGATGCCAAGATCATTCAGGCGATTTATCGCCAGTTACAATAAGCCTATGAAGTTAACAGAGGAGCAGCGGTTAGAACTGATTGGGCATGTCTACAGAAGAGTGGATGCAATAGCGCCAAGGACTGGAAGGACGGCAACAGAAATTAAAAGAGCTAGGCAGAAAGCCATGAAAGGGTTGATCCAGAGCCTTTCAGACGAATTTGGTGTGAGAGCAGAACGCTTATGGAAACAAAATGAAACATTGAAATTTAAAGGATGCAGCTTATATGACTTACACGAGTTCATAGACTGTTACAATCCACCAGAGAAGAAAAGAAAGGAGAAAGTGAATGGTTGTAGTGAACAGCGGAGAAAGTTACCTCGGCGCAGAAATCCGCGGATGGTGCAGCCACTCAAAAGAGCAGGATGCAGCAGTAGTAAATGCAAAATACTATAGCGGTTTCAGAGAGCCGAATGATGGAGCGTTCTACTTTGTTGAGAAAGATGGAGAAAACATTTCAAAATATAGAGTTGTGCGTGATTTAGTTAAGTCACCACGACTATAAGAAAGGAGACAGACATGAGCAAAGAACTTGAAGCTGCAAGAGCATTGGTAAAAATGCTTGAAGAAAGAGAGCAGAGTAACAAGGTTGAATTGGCTAGCTTAAAAGCTGGAGAAACATTTTGTATTGGAAAGAATGATTATATTGTCCTTGAACAGCACGAAGGAAAAACCAAGGTTATCTCGAAGGATTTTATAGCAGAAGACAGAAAATTTGCAGATGATACAGCGGATTACAAAACATCTGGACTTAGAAAATACATCGAAGCTAAAATCCAGCCAACTATTGAAAATGAAGTAGGAGCCGAGAACCTAGTAGAACATGCCGTAAGCTTAACAACGGTAGATGGACAAGACGACTACGGAGAGTTAACATGCAAGGTTCGCCCGATCACTTTTGATGAGGCTCGACAGTATAACGATTTGATTGTTAATAAGGATTTGGATGATTGGTGGTGGACTTGTACAGCATGGACTGGTCCAAACCGTGAATGTAATCACTCAATTGCCGTTGTTCTTCCGTCCGGCTACTTCTACTACGACATTTGCTGCGACAGCCTCGGTGTTCGCCCGGCTTTTATCTTGAAATCTGACATCTTTGTATCGAAGGGAAAATAAATGGCTGAATTAACATTAGAAGAACTGCAAAAGCAGTTCAATGATCTAAAGAAAAGAGTAAACATTTTAGAAGGTAATTCAAAAAGAAAAATTGATGTTGAGCCTAAAGCAGGCAATCAGTTCGAACTTGCAGGGCTAAAATGGGAAATCCTTGATGTTCTCGATTCGGGTTGCATGTGCCTTGCAGAAAGATTAGAGTCAACGAGATTTGATCCAGACACAAATGACTGGAGAATCAGTGAACTACGTCAACATCTGAATAGTGATCTCCTTGAAAAAATAGAAAATGAAATTGGAGAGGAGAATGTTATTAAATTTGAGAGGGATTTACTGTCTGTTGATGGGCAGAATCAATACAGAGCATGTAAAGACAAGGTTTCGCTGCTTACTCTTGACGAGTACAGAAAATACAGAAGCCTGATCCCAAACGAAGAGTATTGTTGGTGGTTACTTACTCCGTGGAGTACAGGATGTAATGAACATTATTATTCAGCAGCTACCATTGTTGGTCAAATAGGCATGCCTGAAAGCCGCGATTGCAGTCTTTACTACGACATTCGCTTGGTTTGTATCTTTTCTTCATCAATCTTTGCAGAAGAAATTAAACAGTAAAAATTATTAAAAGGAGAAAGCTAATGAGTAATTATGTAAAAGCCCGATATGAGGGCAGTAAAAGAAGCTATTGTTTTGCAGCAGAGGAAGATTTAAAGCCAGGAGACGAAGCAGTAACTCCAAACGGCACAAAAGTCACAGTAGTAGATGAGCCAGTAGACCTTTCATGGATAGAAGCCTACGGAAGAAGCAATATCAAGACGATCAAAAGAGCGCCAGAAAACAATAAAATTGAACAAGGAGAATAATTATGAGTGAGAGATTTAAGATATGTGCTGGAGAACGTATAGGAATGATTGCTATTAAAGACAATCAAACCAAAGAAATGGGATTGGGACTTTTCAAAAGTAGAGATGATCTTAGTTTTTTGGAAGCACTCAGAGATGCTGCGCAGGAATTACTAGATGTATTAAAGGCTGACAAGAATAATGATACAGACAGTGCAGAGGACACAGAGCCGGAGCAGGAAGAGAAAAAACAGCCAGTTCCTTACAATGGCACAGTCGAAGTTGTAAAAGGTGATGATAAGCTTTTCCCGGCAGGGTTGAAGTTTAAAGTGGTACAAGGCAAAATATCATATTTTTCAGGCGATTTAGCAAAAGACGCTATCGCACTCGTGATGTTTAGCAGTTTTACGCTTAAATCATTTGAGGAATTGAGTGAGTTATTAAACAAGATACATATCAAGGTTAAAGAAGTCAAGGAGGGCGAGGAATAATGGCAGATACAGCAATTGTAGAGAGTGGAAAGCAGGCTGTGCAGCAGTCAACAAAGAGAGTAACCGATTATAGTCTTGGAATCTTTGGAACGAGTGACAATTTCATTATGGCTATGCAGATGGCAAAGGCACTGGCTGAATCCACAATTGTTCCGGCTATATACCAGAAGAATCCGTCCAACTGTTTAATCGCCATCGAAATGGCGCAACGAATGGGTGCGAGCGCAATGATGGTTATGCAGAATTTATATCCTATTCAAGGTAGACCGTCTTGGAGTTCACAGTTTCTTATTGCAAGAATTAACAATAGCCGTAAATTCGACATGGAGCTACAGTACGAGGAAACAAAAGACAAAGACGGAAAGCCTTTTTCTTGTACCGCTTGGACTACCAAAGACGGCAGACGAGTTGATGGTATGACAGTTGACATGCAAATGGCAAAGGATGAAGGCTGGATTGCAAAGAACGGTAGTAAGTGGAAGACAATGCCACAGCTCATGCTTAGATATCGTGCTGCTTCATTTTTTTCAAGACTCAATTGTCCAGAAGTCGCAATGGGACTTTATACAAAAGAAGAAGCAGAGGACAATGACTTTGAAGAATACACAAGTGAAAGTTTGCAGGAACAGATGGAGAAAGATATTTCAGAAAATGCAAATTCACAGGTATTTGAAGAACCAAATGAGCAGAATAAGGAAGCAAACAAAGATGCTTTGCCACCTTTTATGTCTGCCTGATCGGGAGATAGCCTATGGATGAAATTAAATGGAGAATAGAAGGGATTTTTAAAGCCAATGCTGCAAAGTGCCTGGATGAAATTGGAAGAGATGCAGAGATAACGCCAGAACAAGTACTTGAGAAAGCGAGAGACGAACAGTCAGAGCTGCACAAGTGTTTTGAATGGAACGATAGCATAGCAGCGGAAAAATATCGCTTGCAGCAGGCAAGACAGCTTATCCAGTTCTTTGTAGTTGTACCAAAGCAGGACAACAAACCACCTATTAGGCACTTTCAGATCACAAGTCAGAGAAATGTGTATATGCCGACAACACATTTTGCAACACAACCTGACGAGTATCAGAAGTTGCTGCAGAGGGCTTACGCAGAGCTGAGAAGCTTTCAAAATCGGTATAAGTCGCTTTCTGAGTTAGAGAGCGTATTTGAAGAAATCGACAAGATAGCCGTCTAAACAGTTTCAATGCTTAATTCGAGTGTTCTATGGATGGTGTAACGGTATGCACCATCTGAGAAAAGAAATGGCTCATATGTCAAAAACATAACAGCACAGGACAGAACATAGCACGACACAACAGCACATAACATTGCATCATTCACAGAGCATTCGAGTTAAGCAGATTTTATGGGCTAGTATGAGGCAGCAAATAAGCCTCAAGTATATAGCAAAAAGTGATAGGATAGGACAGAACATAACAATACACTACACTACAAAACAGATTATTTGTTGCTTTATGCTAGCCCATGAGTCAGGGCAGAACAGAATATAGCAAAACAAAACAGTACAAGGCAGAATAATACAAGACAGAATAGTACATAACACGACGCAAAAGGTATCCATTCTATATGTGGCATAAGCAATATGTCATAACAAAGCACAGGATAGTTTAAAACATCACAGAATACAACAATATACATAATTATGCATAGTTTATGCTATATACCGAGTGGATACCAACAAAACAAACTGGTAGCATTTGCAGGCAGCATGAGTTGCCTATCGCAGGATAGAACAGTACAGCATAGAACAATACAATACAACACACAACATCACATTTCATGTTGTCTGCAAGTGTTACCAGAACACTTAAAACTTTCACTCGAGATGCGGCATGAGCCGCAGAAAATAGCACATGACAGTACAGCATACCACACAGCAGCACAAAATAGCACATAACATTGCATCACAACGTTCATGACGCGCCTCGAGCGGAAGCTTAGACTAAAACAAAAAGGAGAAAACAAATTATGACAAAGAAGGAAGAAACACAGGTTATCGAATTAAAGCCGTTAAGCATCAAGCAGGCAAGAATTACTATTGCAGGCGATGGGGACCTGGTGCTTAACAAAATGAATGATTGTAGCGCCAGGAAGCTTACTGACGAGAGAAAGAACAAGGCTAAGGACACAGCAGCTACAAATGTATGGGAAGAAGTGATCACCGCCATGCACTGGTATGGTGGAAAGCCTACAGACTTCACAGAGGAAGGTTTGAGAGAAGCACTGACCAACAATGCACCGTGCATTACGGCATTTGGCTTGAAAAAGTCATTTGGACAGGCTGTTGTACAAAACAAGATTGACACTTACGCAACAAAATTCAACGCTGCTGTAAATGTCATTGCGAAGGGCAATCTGGTTCCAATCAAGTTTGCAGAGCATTTTATTGACGAAAAGCTTATGTCGCCAAAGAAGGGCGCTCCAGTGCTTGTACGACTGAATAGATTTAGCGGATGGAGCGCAACATTCACCATTCAGTATACAGAGAATGCGTATTCTCTGGAACAAATATTAAACATCATTCGTCTTGCAGGTTTTGGAAACGGAATTGGAAGTGGAAGAACTAGCGGTTACGGTCGCTACCACATCGAAAGTGTGGAGGGATGAACGCAAGAGAGGAGTTTTTAGATGATTCTAACATGCTTAGCCAGCGGCAGTTCTGGTAATTGCTATGTTTTAAAGGATAACAAAGGCAAGATGCTTCTTCTTGATGCAGGAATCCCGATCATGAAGATCAAAAAGGGATGCGATTGGAAGGTATCTGATATTGTTGGATGCGTTGTAACCCATAAACACGGAGATCACTCGGAAGCAGTCAGTGATCTGGAAGAAATGGGAATCCCAGTCTACAAACCTTATGAAGATAACTCCTATATCGGTGGCTATGGTGAATTTAGAATTGTATCAGTTCCAATGAATGATGTGCATGGACGCTTCAAACATACCGATGCAGACGGTACAGAGTGTCCGTGCTATGGATTCATCATCGAGCATCAAGAGATGGGGCGAATGCTCTACATTACTGACACAGAGTTTGTAAGGTGGCGATTTAAGGATATTGACCATATCCTGGTGTCTTGCAATTACCAAAAGAAGTACATTTCAGAGGATGTCACTGGTAAACGATTGCATGTCATTAAGGGGCATATGGAGTTAGAAACGTGTGCAGGCTTCATAGAAGCTAACACAACAGACGCACTCCAGAACGTCATTATTTGCCATTTAAGCGCAAATAATGCAGTACAAGAGGAAATGCTAGTAAGAATAAAAGAAGTCGCAGGAATGGCAAATGTGGACGTTGCAGAAGCAGGTAAGACCTGGCAATTGTTTAATTGCGAAACATGTCCGTTCCTGTAAGAAAGGAAAAGCAAATGAGCAATAAAGAAGTCCTGAAGATATTAAAGAAGAAACTTGATACTTGCACCAGAGCAACTGAGCAAGCCTTGAAGAAAAAGGACTACAAGGCAGTTGAAAAATCAATGAGAACCGCGTTTGTATTCATGAAGGCACATAGCGCTCTTAAAAAGCAGATTCCACAAAAACTGGTTATTCTAGCAGACAAGAACGCATGTAGCTGCTCTGTATGTGGAAACATCATAAATGATTGCCTTGCTTCCTATTGTTCAAAATGTGGACAGAAGATTGATTGGGAGGATTGTTAAATGTCTATTGCAAAAAGTGATGAAATAAAAAACCTTTTGGTTAGCAATAGTGAATTGATGGTTACGACAGCATATCCACATACCTATTGTCGTGTAGTACCCCTACAAACGGCATGTGAAATAGTCAACAACATTCTCGAAAACAGAGACATGCATAAAACAATTGCAGAAGAACCAGTCATCTGTGCATCAAACGAAAATGTATACGAATGGTATTGCCCGACATGTGGCACACGGTATGAATCAGAAGCAGGAGTTTGCGTACACTGCCCGTACTGCGGACAGAAGATAGATTGGAGTGATAATAATAATTCTGAATGAAATTTTAAAACTTATGAAATGCTTTCCTGGTAGCAGTATCAACAGCGATGGATACTTGCTCTTAAACAAGCAGCGTTCTGGTTTTTCCGTAGCTGACATTGAGAGTGAAGAAGATCTTAAATGTAAGTTGCTTGAATCTGTGTCAAGGGACGCTTGCAAAACAATGGTTTATCAGCAACACATAAGGAACGTAAGATTCTGGAATAGAACCCGAAAGAGTATAAACCAGTATCTGCGGACAAATTTTTCTGATGATGACATGCTTGATATATACCAGTACTTAGGCAATGGTATCAGGCACAAGCTCACTAAAGAGTTTGTAGAAGGTGGATATGATCTAAAACTGATAAAGGAGGTGCAAGATGGGTGAGATTAAGATCGGAACTCCTGTCTATCACGTAGAGGAATACCGATTAAGCAACTATGAGTTAAAGCAAAAGGGATTCGAAGGGTTCGACAACTACGGACTTGAAGTTGTTGAATCGGTTGTTATAGCCGTGACAGACACACATTTTGATACGATAACCGAAAAACGTGACATCGGAAGCAATACGAATAACATACATCATTGGGAGAGATTAGCACTTGGAAGGGCGGTATTTCTGAGCAAAGAAGAAGCTGCGGAAGAAGCTGATAACCGTGCACATAATATCCAGTTAGGATATCACTGTTCAAAGTTTAGCCAGCGTCCAATGTATAAAAATTGGCTACACTGGCAGGATGCAGCTAAAGCAAAGCCGTTTAAAAAGCAAACAGGTCATAGATCAAACTTTGTCGCGAAAAAAACTACACTTCCAGAGGAGCTTTACATTGCCTGGAGGGACGGAAAGATAACTGGACCAGAAGGTGCAAAGAAGATAGGTGTTTGCATTACTACCTTTGAGAAGTATGCAAGGGAAGAACTTGCGAAGAGAGGTGATAGGCATACCGTCAAGACAGGTAACAAAGTACCACCAAAGCCTTTGCCGCCAATGTTTGATGATTGCTTTGAACAATGGAAGCTCGGATTGCTCTCAGACGAAAAGGCAGCTAGACAATGTGGGATATCGCATACAACATTCCGCAAGTATGCAAATATCCGTTTGAAAGAGATTGGAGAGCAGAGGAAGGGAATCCAGAGAGGAGTGATTCTTCCACTAAACTTCACAGACGTATATCTGGAATGGGAACAAGGAGACATTGGATGCAGCGAAGCTGCAAAGAAATGTGGTCTTGAATATTACACATTCAGATACTATGCAGAGAAAAGATATAACGAAAGAATGGACGCAGGGGTGTTTCAGTATTAAAAGAAAGAAGGGCTTCAAAGTGAAGAAAAATCGGCAAGTTTTACTGAATGAAAAGTTAATTGTACCTACGCTTGCTTTTGATCCTAGCATGGCAGAAAAAGAAAGAAAAGATTTTCTCAAAGCTATGCGAACAATGTTTAAATTGAAGATTAAGCAGGAAATAAGAGCAGAGGAAGAGCTTATGTACACTCTTACAAGGCAGAGGGAACTAGGCAGAAGAAAGAAAAGAATCAAGCTTTAAAGGAGGTTCAGTATGAACAAAGTAATTTTAATGGGTAGACTTACCCGTGACCCAGAAGTGCGTTACTCACAGGGTGCACAGCCCCTTGCAATCGCCAGATATACATTGGCAGTAGATCGCAGAGGTAGCAAGCAGGGCGAACAGTCAGCAGATTTTATCAACTGTATAGCGTTCGGAAAGAGTGGCGAGTTTGCCGAGAAGTATTTGCATCAGGGAACCAAGATCGTTGTCACAGGTCGTATCCAGACCGGAAGTTACACAAACAGAGACGGTCAAAAGGTCTATACCACTGATGTGGTTGTCGAGGAGCAGGAGTTCGCAGAGAGCAAAAAGAATACGCAGCCAGCTCCAGAACCGGCACCTGCAGGTGGATATGAAGGTTTTATGAACATTCCAGATAATGTGGAAGATGAAGGACTACCGTTTAATTAAAAAGAAGGGAGATGTTTGAGGTGATCATTGTAAGACAAGATAGAAATGCTTTTTACAACTGGGACAATGTAGTTAACATTTACATTAACGGACTTTCAAAAACAGAAATATTATTAAAACACGTTAAAGGTTCAAACGAGTCGACTGATTACCCAATTGGCAAATATAAGAACGTAGAAAATGCCAAGGCTGCATTCAAGGAACTTATAGAGAACATTTTAGAAAAGGCTCCATATGCCGTTGTGCCAACCGATGAAGAAATTGAGAAAAGTCAGAATGTAGCGTAGGAGGGTATGGATAGTGGAAAAGAAGCATGAAATGTGGGAATTAAATCAATTGCAGTCCCTTCCCTTAAATGCAAAAATTCAGAAAACAAAAGACAACATCCAAAACTGGGTAAATGCCTTTGGAAAGGAAGCAGTGTATGTATCTTTTAGTGGCGGAAAAGATAGTACGGTATTGCTTGATATCGCAAGAGAGATTTACCCACAAATCCCTGCAATTTTCGTTGATACAGGCTTGGAATTTCCACAGATCAGAAATTTTGTAAAGATGTTTGATAATGTGGAGATTTTGAAACCTCAAATGAACTTTGAACAGGTCATCAGAAAATACGGATATCCATTTATTAGCAAAGAGGTTTCTGAGTGTGTATATGGTGCAAAGAAGTACTTGACAAGCATAATTGAGTCAGGAATCCTTGACCAGACAGACAGACAGACAGACAGACAGACAGACAGACAGACAGACAGCTTATCAAACGATTTCATCTTGAAGCAGTCTACGCAAAACAACATCATTTGTATCAATACGAAGTTTCCCACCTATTTGGAACAATGCAACAGTGCAGCGCTTTCAAAAATGAGTCCAGGAGGATACGACAACAAATGGCGGAAGATAAATGGATTGGGAGAATACTTAAACAAGAAAATGGTGAACAGAGAGGGAGGCGCGAACCAAAGACTTGCAATTCTGACGGGTCTGTTAACAAAAGACAAGAACCACCCGGTAGCGGAGAATGTCCCTAGAAAAGATAGAAGTATATTTTCCATGGAGCATTATCAATTCTTGCTAGACGCGCCATTTTATATATCTAACAAGTGCTGTGATGTAATGAAAAAATATCCTGCACATATGTATAACAGAACAAAGAAGCGAGTACCAATCACTGGACAAATGGCATGTGAAAGCAGGTTAAGAACACAAAAGTGGTTACAAAACGGATGCAATGCTTTTGATGCAAAGAATCCAATCAGCAATCCAATGGCTTTTTGGACAGAACAAGACGTTCTACTATACATTTACCTGTATGGAAAAGACATGGTTAATAGAAGAATATCACACATAGAAATTGAGAACGGGTGCGATATTGAAGAAGTCATTAACCCCATTACAAATACAAATTATGAAAGAGAAGATTTTACACCAATTTGTAGCGTATATGGAAATGTTGTAAAAGATTTTCACAAAGAAGGACAAGTCGAACAACAAATAAGTCTTTCTGATTATGGAATTTTTGATAATGAGCGTCCTCTTTTGAAAACAACTGGCTGTTCAAGAACTGGTTGCACATTTTGTGGATTTGGTTGTCATATAAAAAAAGATGACCGCTTTATGCTTCTGAGAAATACAAACCCTAAAGTATATGACTATGTAATGAGAGGAGGAACATTCAATAAAGCTGGTTGTTGGGAGCCAAAACAAGGCTTAGGGTATTGGTTTGTTATAGAGTGGTTGAAGGTACACGGAAACCTTAATATTATTGCTCCTGAAATAGAAAACTACGTGGAAAGATACTCTACGAAAGATACAAAAAAATATTTGAGAGGAGAAAATATTTGAAGAAATATTTAAAAGAAATAAAAGAAGAAGCTACACTTTGCCAAAAGTACATAGATGAGTGCGATATATTCGCATCCAAAAGTGAACATGAAAAGCTTGCCTTGAAGATTGCTTCTAGCTGTGAACAGACTTTATCGGCACTTGCTGATGAAATCGAGAAAAATGATTGGATTTCAGTCGAAGAAGCAATGCCAGAAGAGCGAGTTAGTGAATTTGCAAAATATAAAGGAACCAATCTGTAGCGTGATTCATTCTGGGAAAAGTCATCAAAGCATGTTTTAGTAGTATTGGTTGATGACTATAATAGTGGCATTTTTAGCGTCAGGATAGGTTACACGTTGGACGGACAATGGAAAATAGCATCGGAAGTAATGCCGAATCATTCACATGTTGCTTACTGGATGCCATTCCCGTTTCCTAGCATTGCTTCAAAGCTAGTTAAGGATGAATAAGAATGATTTATTAAAAAAATTTGGCAGATTAACGGAGGTATAAAAATGTCAATGGTATCAAGCTACACATTAAAGGATAAGAAATGCGTCTCAGTAAATATTTATAGTAATGACGCAGCTGTAATTCTTCGTGACTTCCTTATCAGGGTGGCTAGCAGCAGGTTGGAAAAAGGAAAATTCAACGAAGCAGAAGTGGCACTCCACGATGCAAACGAGCTTACAGCAGCCATGAAAGAAGCCTTTGAGGAAAAATCCAATGGATAAAGAAGGATGGTGCAGACCTAAAGTATGGCGCCAATATATATTTGGCGATCAATGTTGGATAAGCTGCTTATCACAACAAAAGTGGCAGTTTAAACGCAAGGAAGGAGGCGAAGTTACCATTTTTAGTGAAAAACGGCACATTTTGTTCCTGGTCACAGTAGAAGATTTTGAGCAATACTGGAAGGAGGTGTAAACGATGAATAAACGGCAGAGAAAGAAACGGTTCAAGAAGATTCACGGCATGAATCCAAGGGATTATTTCATGAAAAGCGAAAATGTTCCGAAAACAGTTATAGCTTTCGTTAATTCAAGTAAAATGATCAGACTGTTATGCAAAAAAGATGGCAAAACTTGGGAAATTTGTAGAGAGTGGTGGGGACAGTCAAATGAATAAAAGACAGAGAAAGAAGCAGTTTAAGAAACTTTATGGTATGAATCCAAAGCAATATCAACAAGCTATGCAACTGGTATCGCTTGAAGAACCATCGAAAAAAATTATGGATTCAGAAACAACTACATTTACAGATTTGGGGAGTTGCCTTGAAAGAATTAAAGATGGACTGCAAAAATCAGTTTCTGCTTTAGGAAAGTTGAGTTGCGAAGCATTCTGCTTTTGCTTAGAAGAACTTGGAAGGGAGTTGAAAAAGTGAAGGCAAAAATGAAGTTTGAACGAACTAAAAGCATGACCTACTATTATTGCCCGATTTGTATGCTGAACTCCACAAATAAAGCAGAAATAGAAAAACATTTCCGTGAAGGACATCAAGTAAAAGTAAAAAAATACATACATTGCAATATTTGTGGAGAAGGTTGGGATGTACAGGCATTTGGAGAAGAGGGCGCCAGAAAGCGAGCAGAGCAATGCTGCCAAAGCCATATTGATAATGGGAAAGCAGATCAGGAAGCCAGCATAAGCTATTTTTATTCACATGGTCGGTTTGGCTATGTAAAAAGTGTGAAAGGAGGAGAGAGTGTGGAAAATAATCATATCAAGAAAATAGAGGTTGTTGATGAATGAATACAAGAACATTGCAAAGGCAAAAGCCATAGAGCAGGAGAACAAGAAGCGACTGCTGAAAATCAATCCCCAGCTGAACGATGAAAGCGGAATCTACATTTTGACCAGAGAGGATGAGAACGGTTTCCGGTTCGCGTATATCGGGCAAGCCATGCACATACTTAGCAGGCTAGCTAACCATATGGTTGGCTACAAACAGCACATAGATCTTAGCCTGAGAAAACACAAACTGTACTCAGAAAGTAATCCTTATGGATGGAAGGTTGAACACATGAATGTTCCGCTTGACCAGCTTGACGAACAGGAAAAGTATTACATTAAATTTTATGCAGAAAATGGCTATCAGCTTCGGAATGTTAGTCTGGGCGGACAAGGTGAAAATCGTTCAAGCGGATCTATAGGAGACAGAAAGCAGCCCAAAACATATTTGGAGGGCATACAGCAAGGTAAGAAATCGCTAGCTAAGGAATTATCATCTATTGCTGAGAAACACCTTACAATTGCTGTCAAGCCCGAAAAGCAGGGTAACAAGGTTTCAGAGCGCCAGAGAGATAAGTTTATGGAGCTTATCAGTGTTGAGAACTATGAGGAAACTAGTCAAATAAGTGCGAAGTAGTCGGGAATTTGTTTGATTCTAAACCAGGAAAGGAAATGTCAAATGAGAGAAAATGATATTAGAACACTTCCAGATGGAAGTCATTTTTACTTTAAAGGATTTAAGTGGATTGCGTTGGACAATAACGTAGACGGTGGCGTTCTAGCAGTTATGGCATCCAGTTGGAACGGGGAAAGGTATCGTTTTGATGAGGACTATTGCAACAACTATGCAGAATCAAGTTTGCGCAAAAAGCTACGAGATGAACTACTTCCAGTACTGGGCGAGGACAATCTTGTTCCTCATGAGATTGATTTAGTAGCTGATAATGGCGATGACGGTTACGGAAAGATTTCTGATAAAGTGTTTATCCTGAGCTGTGATGAATACAGAAAGTACCGCAAGCACGTTCCATTGATCCATGAATGGATGTGGACTTGCACGCCTTGGGGCGCCTCAACTACTACGTATTTGAACAGTGCTCGTAGCGTGAGTGAAACTGGTTACTTGTACTCTGAAGAGGTGAATGAAATGGATGGAATTCTCCCTGCTTGTGTATTTAATCCAGAAAAAGTGAAAGTGGGGTACACAATTCCAACGGTTGAGGAGAGAAGTAATGATTAACGAACAAGTTTTACTGAGAAAGATCAATGAACAGTTAAGAGACATGCCGGAGGCGCGAAACAAAGTCAAACGCCTGATTTATTCTATGGATTGGGTAGATTCAATCAAGCTGCCAGAAGAGGGCTGCAACCATGATGAAAGTAAAGATGATTTCAGCCATGGTTATGTTGCTGGATATTATGATTGTATCAACAAAATCAAGAAGCTGAATGGCTTAGGATGAAAGCATGATTTAATTGTAAGAAGTGCTGTGGGGTTGGCTGCTGTAGCAGCTAACTTCCTTGAAATAAGTATCTAAGTGGGGAAGGAGAGAACACATGAAGATCTGGACAGAAAAAAAGCTTATTGAAGAAGGCTACGATATCCGAAACGCACAAATCAAAGGTGCGGAGCTGACAATGGAAAATCACGGTTGCATATCGTTTGATGTCGTTGTTGAAGGTGCAGGTTGGGGATGCGTTTTTGGCGGATATAGTCTCGGACACGGTTATCTGGGGGCGAAAGAATTTAGTGGCTATGGTCCGGGAATGGAATCCATTGCTAGAATAATGGATACAGTCGGAGTTACAAAGTTGAGTGATTTAGAGGGAAGATATATACGAACCGCAGTAACTGGAGATAAAAGATTAAAAATTATTGGAAATATAATCAATGATAAGTGGTTTGATATCAAATCATTCTTCGAGGATGCACAAGAAAATGATAATAAGGTATCAGAAGGGAGCAATAAATGAGTGTTAAGCATATTATCTTATGCATTGAGTTTGTATTTCTTGCAGTTCAACTCATAATGGCTAGAGCTGCATACAAATCTCCGTTAAAGTACGGAGAAACTGCCAAAATTGTGAATATTTTAGCGCTTATAGTTATACTGCTGTGCAACATAGCAATCATAGTTTTAAATATTATGGGGTGAGGTGGCACGAATGTTCAAAATAATGAGCCAAAATAAATACGATAGCCTAATCAGGGAGAACACAGAACTTAAAAATGCAAAGGTAAATCTTGAAGATAAACTGGATCAGCTTAAAGCAGAAAAAGCTGTAAATAGCAAGTATAAATGTGGCGAATATTGTCGCGTTTGTGAGAATGGATACGAGATACCGAGCTATACCATAGGTCGTGATTATGGATGCTTGTTGAATGCAGAATGCAAATCCTTTGTAAAACGTAAAGAATGAGAGGAGTTGAATATTATGCAGATAATTAAGATTGCTTTATGTGTGGTTATGCTTTTAGCCCAGCTTCTGCACTACATAGGACCCAAAAGGACTAGAGCATCATTTGGAGCATTGTGGATTATCTCACTGATACTTTTGTGGGTTTTGATTCTTTTATAACATTATGAGGTAAAAATGAAATTTATTGATTTTTTCGCAGGAATCGGAGGATTCCGTAGAGGAAGCAGATCATCAAAGTCGAAGAGGGCGATGACGTTGCTTGCTACAAGAGAGCGATTGATGAGCCGGAAAGCTGGGCGAGGAGCCGGGAAGACGAAAACGCGAGGTACAGAACAGCATGAGGCGAAGTGATTGTGCTTTTCCGTGCGAAAGATGTCTCTGCAACCATTGTGCAAACAACGTGGAAACGATAGACAACTGTACTGGAGAAGCAAAAGAACCTTGCTTCGTTTGCGACGAGTGCAGATGGTACGACGGAGACACAAAGCACAAGGATATGTGGAGGCAGGAGTGCGGAGAGTATATCGTGACGAATGAACACGCAGAACGCTTGCGAAGAAAATTGAAATTGATAACAGGAGGACACACATCATGAAAATTATTGCAGTTATGACACAGAAGGGCGGAGTCGAAAAGACGATGAAGATGTGCTTGTGTGGTTTGAGTATTTCCGATTCGGAGAATATCAGAGACTTTTCCAGATGGCAGGCATCAGACGCACATGGAGAGGCAAGTGGTCAGGGTTCGTGAATGGTTCGAGTGGTTGGATAGATTTAAGAATTATCGCATGGCAGCCATTACCGGAGCCATACAGAGAGGAGCAGGAAAACAATGGCGAAGAAAATGAATGACGAGGAGATGCTGGAAGCAATGGAACAGGCAGTGAGACACCACCAAACTTGAGAAAGGATTGGAGAATGAATGCAAAAGAATTAACCATTAGACAAGTAGGAGACTTTTGCAGTAATACACTTTGCAGTCATTGCCCTATTAAAGAACGGAATGAAAAAAGCGGATTGCATAATGGATGTATGGAAAGCTTGAGATTACCAGAAGTCTCAAACATGATGTTAAAAATGATTAAAGGGAAACGAGTTTATGAAAGATATCAGAGCAAAAGCTGAGGAATGGAACGCAGGTTCAACGAAGAAAGTTCCGTATGAGTTCGTAGAGTTCTGCGAGGGCAAGAGAAGTGTTAAAGCAAGTGGAAAGTACTGCGAGTGGGTAGTATACGATAACGGATCAGCACTTGTAAAAATTGAAACATCTTGTAGAGATGTGATTGGTTTTACATCGTTTGATGGGATGATCCAAAAATTTGTTTTCTGCCCATACTGTGGGAAGAAAATTAAGCTGATGAAGGGAAAAACAAATGACTGAACAAATTAAATTTGAAATGGACTCTGACGAAATACTTGGCATCTTACAAGAAAGCAGCGATGCAGAAAGCAAATTGGGAAAAGAATGTTGGAAAACTGGCTTGAAGGAAGATGCAATGAAGCATTTCAAGAATGAAGCTGCTTTTAGGATTGCGAGTAATGCAGTTAATGAGCTGGTATCAGTGAAGCCAATCAAGATTATAGAAAATAGAGTTTACAAATGCAAATCTTGCAGTTATCGCATTGCGTGCGTTCCAAGCGCAACAAAATCTTGCGATCAGTGCGGACAGAGTTTTTACTGGGAGGAGCAAATATGAACGCGGAATTAAAAGTAGTGCAGGAGGCTTCGCCCTTGCTATGTTAAGCAGGGAGTGAGAAAAAAAGTCAGCAATGTTCCATCAGTGGGAAAACGTAAGTTGCCCAGTAAGAGAGGAGGAAGAGGATGAAAGTATATAAAAACCCTTTCGTGAGCTATCCGTGCTATTTTGTAAAAACGGGAGCTGGATGGTCTGCAAGAGGGGAAGCATCGAAGAGCAAAGGATATTGTGTGGAACTGCATAATGGTAAATGGACATGCAGAGACGGTTGTTATTATGATGATACAATCAAGCACGAGCTTATTTTGGTAGGCGAAAATAGAAAGTCTATTCACAGTATCATAAAAGAAGCAGTAATTTGTGCAGTATTAGAGCTTGTAAAGGAGGCCAAATAATATGTATTACATGGATGACGAAGATTATTTCGGACCGAGCGAGTTTGACGCAAAAATCGAAGAACTTAAAAACGAGCTTCGGAAATCTGTAAAAAAGGAAGTTAAGGACGAACTTGAAAAGCTGCGTGAGGAAAACAAAAAATTGCAGGGCATCAAGGAAGATTTTGAATCCATAAAGGAAGATTATGATAGAAAGAAAGCAGAGTACAAAAGTGCAATGAAAAAGGCTGGAGCCAAAGCTGCACGAGCTAGGCTGAAAGCGTTAATGGAACAATTTAAGGTTGTTACGTGGTCAGTAAAATGGGACTACCAGTACAAAAAGAAATGTAACAAATGCGATAAGGACAGAAAAGTCAAAGTGGCATTACCATCTGGAAACGTGGTATACGATGATTGCAAATGCGGAGAACGCAAGAAAATATATCAGCCGAAAGAAAATCTGCTATATATGCTTAGTGATACTGGTGGAGAGATTACGGGCTGGTACAAAGAAATTGCAGATGGGTATTTCGACACAATTGGTCGTAGTGCATATGTAATAGTGGATCACAACAAAGATTTCAAAGAATTAGAAAAAAGCTTGTGGCATACATTCTTCACAACTAAAGAAGAATGTCAGGAGTTCTGCGACTACATGAATGAAAAAGAAGAAAATTCTGGATACGATTACAACTTGGTGGGAAAACTAATCAAGGCTAGAGAGGTGTAAAAATATGGTTAAAACAATTTTTGATAATCCGTCAGGCATCTTAACATTGATACGCAATTGTGTATTTATAAAAGATGGTGAAGTATGGTACAGGGATTTTGAACGCGAAATTCCACTTATGGAGCTTGCACGGAATCTTAACAAAGCATACGGCGATTCTGAGGCATCAACGATGAATGATGAAGCATTTAGTGACAAAATGCATGACGATTCGCAATTTAAGCTTGAGGAAGATATTGATAGTTTTATTGCCACTTTTTACATGGCACTTATTGGAATGGCGGAAAATCGAGAGCGCTTGAAAATATATGAAACAACAGGATTGCCAACAACTGCATATCCAGAAGTACTACAGGAATGCATTGATACTTACGGAGCAGATAAACAAATCGACCAGACAATTAAAGAACTGAGCGAGCTGACAAAAGCACTGCTTAAACATCGCCATTTGGAGGGTGAAAATGTAAATCCAACGTCTGCCGCAGACCTGGTAAAAGCGAGAACAGATATTCTTGAGAGAACTGCTGATGTTATTATAATGTTAACTCAAATCATTATGATTTTTGGCGACAGAGATTTTATTGAAAGAATAATAGAATCAAAGGTTTACCGCCAGAGAAGGGCACTTGCGGAAGGAGACAGATGGTCAGAATTATTGAAGTAGAAAACGTAATAACTTGCCCTGAATGTGATAGAAATTTGAGCTATGAGGAAAATGATGTGTTTTTTTAACAAAATACTCTCCTGTGGACACAGAAATTACTACAACAAATGTGTAATGTGCCCTTATTGCAAAAATAAAGTTGTTGTTTCAGATGACGCGGTATTTGTTGAATCAACAGATGCCCTAATTACAAATATAGAAGGAAAGGAATAACGAATGCCCGGTAAACCGGGTTGATGCGCAGTGATCTGTGGTGGCGTATCAGAAAATTTAAACACCGTGGCTGAAAAGGCGTGCAGTGGAAACGCTGCACACGCAATTGATAGCAAACGAATTATGATCCACGATACATGCATTTGTAGCGTGGTGTTATGCAAAAATACAAAGTGTGCTGGTTATCAGCAGGAATCTCTAGTTTTGTTGCTGGATATTTGGAAAAGGATGTTGACGAATGGATATATATAGATATCGCTGATCAGCACCCAGACAGTCTGAGATTTATACACGATGTAGAAAAAATCATTGGAAAGAAAGTAACAATTTTAAAATCTTCCGAGTTTAACTGTGTGGAAGATGTAGCCAGAAAATTCAGGTTTATAAATTCTAAGCAAGGAGCACCTTGTACAGGAATGTTAAAGAAAGCAGTTCGTAAAAAGTGGGAAAATGAGCACTTACAATACCAATTAACGTATGTATGGGGAATGGACTTGAACGAAAAACATAGAGCTAGGCAAATGGTACAAAATTTTCCTGAATTTAAGCATAAATTTCCGCTTATTAGGGAGAAAATGTCTAAGCAAGATTGCCATGCTTTTGCTGATCGTTTGGGTATAAAGCGCCCTGTAATGTACGATATGGGCTACAATAACAACAACTGTATTGGCTGCGTAAAAGGCGGCATGGGCTATTGGAACAAGATTAGAAAAGACTTCCCAGAGGTGTTCGCAGCACGTGCGAAGCTTGAACGAGACATTGGACACAGTTGCATCAACGGTGTATTCCTTGACGAATTAGACCCAAACAGAGGAAGAATGAGTGAAGAAATAATGCAGGATTGCGGAATCATGTGTTATCTGGCATTTAACGAATCAGAAAGGAATGATGAGAATGACAAAGAAAGAATTGATAGCAAAAGTCAAAAGCAAGCCGTATGAAGAAAACGTAATAAATACGATTAAAGCATTGCACGGACTAGGCTATGAAGAAGCAGCAAGAACCATGCAGGAATTATACACTGATGCAAAGGCACTGACTGTTACTGCAAAAGCATCTGGAAAGTACTCAGATGATCCAGAACTTGACGAGGCGTTAAGTGATTATGCTTCGATGAGAACAAAGATAAAGAAACCGCTGACTTCAAAAGCTCTTGAAAGAGCAATGATCAAGCTTGAGTTTTTGTCTCATGGAGATAAGGACTTAAAGATTCAGCTGCTTAATCAGTCCACTGATAACTGTTGGATAGGCATTTTCCCGTTAAGGGCAGAAAAAACATTCGAAAGAAAGCTACAAAATCCACAGCGCTCACAGTTTGATGCCATTTTAGGCAGTATATCCGATGACTGAGAATGATGCAAAAAAAATAATGCTAGTGATGACTGTAGCATATCCAAACTATAAAGTCGCAGATATTGATGCTACCGCTCAAATTTGGGCTAGGCTACTATCAGACTACACGTATGCACAGGTTGACGCAGCACTGAGAGCCTATATTCTCACTGAGAGTAAAGGATTCGCCCCAACAATAGGGCAAATTGTTGAAAAAATAGCATTATTAAACCAACCAGAAATTCCAACAGGTTTGGAAGCATGGGCTATGGTCCGCACTGCTGCTTCCAATAGTACATATCATGCAGAAGAGGAATTTGAAAAACTGCCATCATGTGTTCAAAGAGCTGTTGGAAGTCCTGGCAATCTGGAAAAATGGGCTAAAACAGAACAAACAGATCTTGAAACAGTGGTCCAGAGTAACTTTTTAAGAACGTATGCAACAGTTTTGACGAAGCAAAAAGAAATTCAAAAGATTCGAGGAATCAGCTCGACTGGCAAGCAACCTTGCTTGCCAGAGTTTGAAATAAGTATATAGGAAGGAGCACACAGATGACACGAGCACAAAGGAGACGGGCTGAAAGAGAAGCAAAAAAAGGAAACAAAGCCGTAGAACAGCGAATCACAGGTGCAGAAGAAAGCATAAGAATTGCTTTGTTAAAAGAAAATATTGCACGAGACGTTGATCGCAAGCTTTATGACAAATATTACCAAAAGGCAAATAAAGATGCTGTGGACAACATATACAGCATCATATTAACATCATTTGGACTTGCCCTGGCAGATACTTGCCCTAATTGGAAGGCTGAGGCAATTGCAAAACGAATCCAGAAGACAATGGACTATGTTGACAAATTCTCAAAAGAGTATAATGGAGACATTGAACGTTTTATGAAAGAACTCGAAGATAGAACTGGATTCTCATTTGAGATAGATTCTGTAAGCAGAAAGGATGAATAATATGGATTTTTTAATTAGTTTAATAGCAGGACTATTATTCGGCGGAATTACTGGTGTGCTTGCAGTTGCTTTGTGTGCTGCATCAAGCACAAATGAAACCGATGACGAAGAAAAGAGGGAAAATGATGAGAATTAAGCATTTAAAGCTAGATAATTTTTGCGGCTTTTACAATGGGAAAGCTGTAGACACAGATTTATACAATAAGACAGAGGTATCTGGATGTAATGAATCTGGAAAAAGCACAGTTAAGAGAGCTATTTTTTGGGTACTGAATTGCAGGGGTGAGAACGGCGAAGAAATTACTGGAATCAGGCCACACGATAAATCAGGTAACGAGATTAACGATATTGAGGTTACAGTCGAGATGACCGTAGAACTTAACGGTTCCAGCAAGACATTTAAAAAGGTCTCTCGTCAGAACTACAATAAAAAAGGTGACTTCATAGGTAATGTTATTGACTATTATATCAATAATATCCCTAAAAAGAAGTGCGACTATGAAGAATTTATTGCAGAAAAATTGGTTCCTGTGAGCGAACTTTCGAACTTGATCAACGCCAAAACGCTCTTGTCAAAGAGTACTGCTGACTGCAGATCAATTTTAGAATCCACCTTTGGAACGTGTTCCAATGCAGAGGTTTGTGAACATTTTCCGGAGTTCTCCCCTCTTCTCCCATTGCTAGATGATGGCAGTGTTGATGAATTGAAGTCAAAATTTAACACTATGTTGAATGGCAGACGTGGAAGGAATGGTACTAAAGGACTGCTTGATATTCGCAAAGAGTTTCCAAGCCGCATTGATGAGGTGGAAAAGCAGAAAATTGTCATTGATGAAGGCTTGATAAACAGTCAAATTGCAGATATCGAAAGCAAAATCAAAGATAACCAGAGTAAACAAGCCGATGTGCAAAAGGCATTTGATGAGCAGCGTGCAATTCAGGCACAAATTTATAAGTTGAAGCAGGAGCAATTAAAGGCAGCTGATGACGCTAATGCTGAAAACAGGAAAAGAATTGCCGATTTAGATGCTCAGATTATGGCAGCAAAGGAAGAACTTTTCCTATCAAATAACAATTTAAACGCCAAGGAACATGAATTGTACCAGATTGACTCTGAAATTCGAGATCTTGAAACTAAGCGTTTGAAGCTTTCAAGTGACTGGAAAAGCAATAAAGATATGCAGTTTGATGAAAATTTGCTGATTTGCCCGTATTGCAAGCGTGAATACCCATCTGATCAGCAGGATGAAATGCGAAAGCATTTTGAAGAATCAAAGGAAGAAAAGTTGCAGGAAATCACAGACGATGGAATGAAATGTAAAGAAGTTATTGATGCTTTACGCGAAAAGTTCAATGCTGCAGGTGCAGAGCTTTCTACCCTTCGTGAAGAATCCAATAAAAAGTCAAGAGTTGTCGATGATTTAGTTGCCCAGAAAAAAGTTATATCCACTGTACCTCCAGCAGAGCCAGACGAGACAGCAAAAACCAGATCTGCAGAAATCAGAAAACTTGAAAGTCAGTTAGAATCAAATACTGCAAATACAACGTTTGCACAGCTCAAGGCAGAAGAAAATAATCTTCAACATCAGTTATCTAGTCTAAAAGCAGAACTTGCAAAAACTGAAATTAACGTTAAGATTGACGCAAGGGTTGCAGAACTTAACATCGAGCGCCGAAAGAATGAGCAGCTAATTGCAGATACACAGGCACAACTTGACTTGTTGAAACGCTTCAATATCCGCAAGCATGAGCTTTTAGAAAGCAAGGTAAACGAGTATTTAGAGTACTGTCAAGTGAAATTTTTCAAACAGCTTGTGAATGGCGACCTAGAAGAAACGTGTGATTTCTGTGTAAACGGTGAACCATACGCTAGAAACCTTAATCACGGTGCAAAAATCTTAATCGAGACAGATGTTTGCAAGGCTTTTCAGAAGAAATACGCTACTACCCTTCCTATCATCGTAGATGACTCTGAATCTGTTGATAATTGGAAGATACCGGATATGGATAGGCAGCTTATTATTCTCAAAAGAACTGATTCTAAAGAGCTAACAATCAAGGGGTCATGATGTGATCCGTGAAATTACACAAACTTACCCAGTCTAAGCTTGATGATTACAAACTTAGAAGTAATTTCACGGACGATGAAGAGATAACATTTGATATGTTATCTAAAGGCAAATCTATCAGCGAAATAGCAACCCGGTTATCTGTGTCGACTAGGACGGTTGATCGCAGGATTGCCGATATAAAATCAAAAATCAACCAACTATAAATAGTCCCCTGGTATTTATGATGCTAGGGGATTTTTACAACATTTTTTAACATTATTTTACTGTAAAGAAATGTCACACGTATAACCTCAAAGATATTTTTTATAACTTTTTAGTTCTAACTATTGACTTTTTAGTTCTAACGATGTATCCTATAACTGAGAAAGGAAAAACATTATTTTACTGTAAAGAAATGTCAAATTAGGTTAAGAATTGTAAAATAATGTAGAATAATGTAATCACAAAGGAGGTTTCACAATGAAAGTAATATGCATTACAAATCAAAAAGGCGGCATTGCAAAAACCACAACAGCCACTACACTTGCGTCAATTTTAATGTCGCAAGGCGAGAAGGTCTTACTGGTTGACGCTGATCCGCAGGGTAACAGCACTGATACTTATAGAGCAGTATCCAAAGATACGGCAACTCTCTACGATGTTATTTTAGACATTGAAGATCCACTTCCAATTGCGGAAGCTATTCAAAAAACAGAAATCGGTGACATAGTCGCATCCGATCCAGAGCTGAAAACAGCAGATCAAAGATTCCCAAGTGATGGGAATGAGTATTTTAGACTAAAAGACGCTCTTTCCGAATTAACTGGCTATGACTACGTTATTATTGATACAGCTCCGGCTGACAACAAATTACTTAAAAACTGTTTAATCGCTTCTGACAAGGTCATCATTCCTGTCACTGCAGACCGTTATGCCATTCAAGGTCTGTCAGAACTGAATAGAACTATCACGGGCGTAAAGAAAAGAAATAATCCTAACCTAGAGGTTGCAGGACTCTTGTTGGTGAAATATAAGAGCCGTCAGCTTCTCGCCCAGGAAGTTAAAGCTTCTTTGGAAGAGATCGCCAAGCAGCTCAACACAAAGGTGTTCTGCACAACCATCCGCGAAAGCATTGCTGTACAAAAGGCACAGGCAACCAGAACAACTCTCATGAAATTTGATTCAAAGTGTAACGCTGCCATTGACTATATGCAGTTCACAAAAGAACTACTTAGATTCTGCCAATAAGGGATATTAAATATATCTTTTATTGGCGGAAACGTGGTTATAGCCACAACGCAAAACAAATAATAATAACTGGTGTCCTATCGCCAAAACGGGGAGAAATGAGGTTTATTATGAGAGAAGATGCTTTTACTGTAAATGTGTTTGAGGAGTACCGAGAGCATGACAAGTACATCAAAACTTGCGACGAGATAATTGCCGCAAGCAAGGGTGCAGAAACAGAGTCCGAGGTTATAGCGGCTCTCGAAAGTGTCAATGTTTTTTTCGATGGGTGGGGTCTTTGCTACGACTATCTATCAAAGAAACTCACGACAGACGCTTGTCGTAAGGCATACTTAGAAAGCATAAATAAGAACCTGCCACGAAGGGATTTCCGAATGGATAGAGAAAAGTACCTTCGGAAGGCGGGTTTTGCCTGCTGGTTGTGATTGTGACCGAAAGATTATAAAAAATCTCAGCAAGGCAAATAAAAAAGCGTCTAACAGGGCGCGGAAAGAGGATTTATGGAAAAAAGATACTTTTATCCAGCCACATTAAAAAACTGTGGCAATTGCTACCATTTGGAGTTCGTAGATTTTCCAGACGCAACTCCAGTAGAGAAACTAGACTGGAAGAAACATTGACTTATTAAGGAGTAATTTGAGATGAGAAAGAAAGATAACACCACTACTACTTCTTTTGATGTGACAGCCGGCATTGATTTTACAGATGCTAGTGAAACTGAGATTCCAGATATCCAACCGGTAGAGAAAAAGTCTGTATTTGTCTCCGCTCCGGTTGATCCGAACAGAGTGTATACGCCTGGATATAATCCAACTCCGAAGATTGGTCCGAATGGTGGGTATGTAGGACGCAGAGAAGTCCCTGCAGCTGAGCGTAAGATTCAGTTCAGTGTATCGTGTACTGAATCGCAAAAGGCAGCCTTTTCAGAAGCCGCTCGTAAGTCAGGCCGCACCCTAGCAGGATTTGCTTGCTTTGCCATCGAGGAATACATGCGGACACATGATCTATAATTCTTTACATTATTTGACATTTAAAAAAGGGTTAATAATGTAAAGAACTGTTAAAAATTGTTAAAAGGAGGATTTTATTATGGTAAGTAATGAGATTTACGAAAGAATAGTTAGTGTTAAAAATGCTATTGCAGAAGGAAAACTTGACGATGTGATATATGAACGGAATTGTAATATTGCAGAATCGTTACGGCGTTTACTATCCGCTAATAATATGAAAACAATTGATATTGTATCAGTATTAACTGTGTTTGCGAGTGGTGAGTTTACAATGGCATTTAATTACATTGACAAATTCGATTTGCCAACAACTGAATTATGCTGTAACATGTATAAACAAGTTAAAAAAGATTATTACAATGGGTATGTAGATTTATTTATATGGCATACAGAAAGCAGTGACATATGCGGCAGATATCATGCAATACGAATATATAAATCTGGACATATTGTGGAATATAAGGTCAAATTAGAAAAGACATGGAGCAATGATTTTGAAATGTACTCAACACATTATGAGATCTATAATAAATCAAAAAATAGATCTTATTTACGTAATCAAAAAATAAAATTTTGGTAATTTTATCACAAGATAACTCTTTACTAAAATTAAAGAAAGGAGGCATTTTATGGAGCAAGTAAACTTGATACCGTTTTACGCTTGCGCTATCGCGTTTGCACGCCATATACGATTAGATTTAGAAAACGAATATGGCAAGAATGCTGTAGCTTATTATAACGCTGCAAAGCAGAGCGAATATTACAACACTTTATTTTCGGAAGAACTGTCTCTACAAACAGAAGAAGCTTATAAAAAAGCACTCGGAATCGTCGAATATAGCTACACAGAAGATGAACAAGCACAGACTTCTTTGGACATTCTTTTTAAAAAGGGATACAGAAAGCTATACAACATTTTTAAAAGGCTTCCAAAAGACGAACCGCTTCATTTTGATAGTGCAATCGGAGAAATCATTTATGTAAAGCTTGCAAAGTCGGATCATGTTTCAGACGATAATTTTAATGGTCATTTATTTGCAGGCTATTACTTTTTAAATATGTGGCCGCAAGAGTTAGTGCAAGAACGTAAAAAATGTGATGAATTACTTTGCTTTATTGCAAACTACGGATACAATCCAGAACGCAGAATACAAAAAGGCTTAAAGAAATATGACTGTGCTTTTCAGGAAAGAGCAAAATCATACATTAGTCAACTTCCAAAAGATTTATTTAAGCAGATCCAGTTAGCACCAAAAGATGAGGAATTTGGATACACTACAGTGTTTGACATTGAGTCACTTTCAAGCGTTTCTATTTTTTCTGAATTACAGTTCACACATGAAGATCTGGAAGCACTAGCAATTGCTTATACGCACGGAAAAAGAGGAGGAATACGTGAAGACTTCCTTACTTATGCAAAATATACGAGCTATATATTAGCTATGTGTAAGGCATATAAGCAGTCTAAAGAATACTACTTCCAACACAATCGCGAAGACGTGTATATTGAAGTAGAGAGCATTAAAAATAAATTGCTTCAAGCCAAATCTGCATTATCTGAATTTCAGGAACGCAGGATGTCTGAACAAAAAGCTTATACCGAGCAGATTCAGTGCTTATCTGATCAGATAAAACTGCTCAAGCAGAAGAATGATGCACTAAAATCCGAACTGCAAAAGGTAGAGGGTGAACGTAGGGAGCTTTACGCTTTGCGAGAGCATATATTTTCGCTGGAAAACGATTCAGAAACCAAAATTGCAAATGAACTGCCTAAAGAGCAAATTCAGCAGCTTAAAAACGTTCGTGTAACAATTGTAGGGGGCATCCAAGC